CGAAGTATTCCTTGGACTCCGCAAAGAGTATACAACTATGGTAAAAGAAACGTGGTCATTCTTTGCACAACTCGCTTGCCAAGATGGTGAATATATAATGTGTGGAGAATCACAAAACAAAGTAGAGCAATAACACCATTTTACTTAAGCATTAAGTAATAAACTCTCCTTGCTCTCAAATATACAGTCAGCTAATAAGTTTTGATTATTGTAACTACACTAATAAATATAACTTAGCTGCAAATACATAGTCGGATAATAACACCTTCTTATTGGTACTCCAGTAATAAAAAAAACTTATCCGCAAATACAATGGCTTAATAATCTTGACTTATCTTAAATAAGGTAATAAAATACTCTTAAGCCAAAAATACATTAAAGAGTTGACAAATGTTTGACGATAAGGTATAATACAAAGGTACTAATTTTACACACAGGAGTTTGAAATGAATTATATTATTGCAAATGACGGAAACGTAACGGCGACAGTAGCAGGTGAAGTTTACACCTTTGGCAAGTCGCACCCAAGATATGAAAGACTGATTACTCATCTTAAGAATAATAATGTCGAACACTTTGAGGCATCCTACGATATCGTATCGCATGTGAATGCGTATTGCGATGGGTATGCCAGCGTTGAAAACGGCAAGATGAAGTGGGATGGGATTGATATGCCAGAAATGTTTGGTGGTACAATCCTTGATATGATCCAGCAGGGTTATCCTTTTGAGCCTATGTTAAACTTCCTTGATAACATGTCACAGAATCCATCTGATCATGCTATCACAGAACTGTTTGAGTTTATGGAAAATAAGAATATGCCTATCACACCTGATGGACATTTCTTAGCATACAAAGCGGTAGATCCAAACTATAGAGATTTATATTCTCACACGTTTGATAATAGCGTTGGAAGTACATGCGAGGTTCCACGTAGTAAAGTAAATGGAAACAGGGAGCATCACTGTGCTGCTGGACTACACGTTGGAGCGTTTGATTATGCCAAGTCATATGGCGGGATTGACTTGGATGACAATGAAGGCGATGGTGGCAACAAGCTTATGATTTGCAAGGTAAATCCACGCGATGTTGTAAGTGTGCCAAACGACTGCCGTTGTCAGAAACTACGCTGCTGTAAATACGAGGTTGTCAGTGAGTTTGAAGACTTACTAAAGAGTGTTGTCCACATGACTAAGGATGACATTGACTACTCTAATCTAAAGAAGCGTAATGAGGAATGGATTTTTGAGGTCACTGCTAAGTTAGAGCGTGTCAATAACGTTCTCAAGAAGCGTGAAGCTGTTCTTAGCTAGTGATTGCAGGGAGGGGTGAGGCAAGTAGTGTGTGGCTTGCCTCATCCCGGTCTTTGTTTTTTACCTAAAGGCGGGAGAAACTATGAATAAAAATGTACAGGAATATAGATGTGGATGAACGACTTCTAAATATGGCAAGAAGATATTGGGACGAGGAAGACTCAATAACAAAAGAGCAAGTACACTGGGTTTTAAGAGATGAAGGATATTCAAAAGACGAGATTGACAATGCAATCAGTGATTATTGGGATATTCATTTACGCTCTAACATTCTCCTTCATCATTGGATTGCACCAATTGTTCTAACAATAGTGATGATTGGCTTAGTTATATATGTACAAAACTTAATATGGATTAACACGGGACCATAAAGACTGTGGATAATAATAATAAATACTATAAAGCGTTAGATAAGCTACACAACAATTATTTAGAAAATGGTGGTAGAAGAAGAGTACATAATAGTTTAATGGAGTTTGATAAGTTAGCTAAGGATGGAGACAACGTATTAGACATAGGTGGCGGCAACATACAAAACAATAAATCTCATGTTAACTTCAAGGAATTATTTACTACTTGTCATAACATAAACTATGAGTTTATAAATCAAAACAATTGTGATGTGAGATATAACAAGTTACCATATGAAGATAATAGTTTTGACATAGTAATGTCTCACGAATGCATAGAGCATCTGTGGAATTTTAGAGCAGATGGAATGATGGATTATGTTGGTCTTATTAATTTCTGGAAAGAATCACATAGAGTATTAAAGCCTGAAGGTTTTTTCTTAGTATCTACTAGAAACAGAAATTGTCCTCTAGCTTTTCAAAGGTTGTACAAAGGATACCCACTGATGGTTAGTACTTGTTCTTTGAAAGAAAAAGTTAGCTCACACGCACAAGAATTGGCAGAGAATGATTTTAAAGCTTTAGTAAATCACACAGGATTGTTTACAAATAATTTGATATACTGTATGCCATCTACTGATTTTATGAATCAAGATTTCTTTATAAATAAAATGGAACAATTCTGGGAAAGAAAACTCGCATTACATGAGCTACATGATACAATATACTTTAGTTCTACAAAAAAATGAAAAAATATATTAACCTAGATGATCAACACGTATATCTTGTTGGTCTTGAAAATATTGACGGACAAACAATCCTGACACTTGTAGACAAAACATCACATAGTGAAAGCTATGATTGCAAAGAAGATAGATTTGCGAATACAAGTATTCATGTGGACAAATATAGACTTTTAAAATTAGCAGACTTTATATACGAATATTGCAATGAAACAAACTAGAATTATTATTATTGCAATAGTTGCTTTTATTGGTATAATGATACTACTGTTACTGCCAAGAAAAGAATTGACAGAGGAACAAAAGATAAAAGCTTGGAAGCCAAGAGATTTTTACCTAGTTTATCAATATTATTTTGATCAAGATTTAATAGAATTAAGAAAAGAAATAAATGAAAATCAACAGCGAGCCAAAGTTGGACTTTGATGATGTATTATTAGTTCCACATAGAAGCAAAACTGCTTCACGATCTGATATTAAACTGGTACGTAATTTCTCATTCTACCATTCTGATAATGTGTGGGAAGGTGTACCAATCTTTGCTGCAAACATGGACACAACTGGCAGTCTAGCCATGTCTAAGGTGTTAGCTGAATATTCTATGCCAACATGTCTGCATAAGCACTACGAGGTAGATGATCTAGTACGTGAATTATATTACCCTGAAACCCAATGGTATAGTATAGGTATTAAAGACGCAGATATTTCTAAACTAAATGAGTTTAAAGAGAAGTCAGGTATGAATCCTAATATATGTATAGATGTAGCCAATGGTTATACAGACGACTTTGTTGCCTTCTGTAATAAGGTAAGAAGTCAGGTAAGTAAACATACTATTATAATGGCTGGTAATGTTTGTACTCCAGAGATGGTACAAGAATTAATCTTGCATGGTGGAGTAGATATTGTTAAGATAGGTATTGGACCCGGATCTGCTTGTACAACAAGACTAAAAACTGGTGTGGGATTTCCTCAGTTATCAGCTATAATAGAGTGCAGTCATGCAGCTCACGGGTTACGCAATGGAGATGGAAGATTAGGACTAGTGTGTGCTGATGGTGGTTGTAGAACTCCTGCCGATGTATGCAAGGCGTTTGCTGCTGGTGCAGACTTTGTTATGCTTGGTGGTATGTTAGCTGGCACGTATGAATGCGAGGGCGATTGGCAATACGAGTGGGTGTCAGATGGTAAACATGACTACCACCACAAGATGGTTAGAAAGTCTCTAAAGTTTTATGGTATGTCTTCAAGCGAAGCGCAATCAAAGTATGGTGGAGTAAAAAATTATAGAGCTAGTGAAGGTCGCGTGAAAGAAGTTCCATATAAAGGTCCAGCAAAGGATATTATATTAGACGTATTAGGTGGACTACGAAGTGCTTGTGCGTATATCGGAGCAACTAAACTAAAAGATATGAATAAATGTGCGGAATTTAATTTAGTAAACAGAACTCATTTTGATCAAAGTATATAATGACATTAGAGGGAATTTAGAAGATATGAATAAACCATACAGACCTATAAGCAATGGCACGTTTGCTATATATAAACCAAACGAATGGTTCTTTGTACACATCCCAAAAAACGGTGGAACATCTTTTTCGGGAAACATAAAGTCTGCAAAAATTTTAGCCAATAAAAAGTATGGTATACATTTTCAACCAATTTATTCTAACGAAGTTCACAATCAGGCAAGCGTGTTGAGAGAGCGTTATCCAGAACTTGCAGCGTGTACTCCCGTTTGTTTAGTTAGAAATCCTTGGTCTAGATGTTTATCTCTATATCTTTTTGATGTCACATCTGCTGTAATGACTCAAAATATTGGTCAAGAATGGTCGAAGACAGTGCATACTAGATTATCCAGAGAAGGCTTTAAACATTCTTGGATGACAAATGGTTTTTTTAGAGACGATGAAAATATGATGAATGGTATTAACCATAACCCTCATAGAACGTGGAAAGAAAATGATAATCAACTTTCTTGGATAGACAACGATACTAAATATTTTAAATTAGAAACTGAGTTAGATGTATTTTATGATTTCATTGGAGTAAATTACAATGAGAGAATAAGAAATGATACAAAACATCACGATTATAGATTGTATTATGATGATGAATTAAAAGAAGAGATAGGTAAGTTATACAAACAAGATATAGACACTTTAGGATATCAATTTTGACATGAGTATGTACCCAAGTCTTATTAGGAGACGACCTTGGCTCTCCCAGCAATAATAATCTCTACATTGTGTTATGTGTGGACATGTACCTGTTGTATTATAGGTCGTGACTATCCACACGCTTTAATGTGGTTCGCATACGCACTTGCTAACTTAGGATTACTTTGGTATGAATTTAACAAAATGGGATGAACGATTTATTGGATTAGCCAAACTAGTAGGATCGTGGTCGAAAGACCCGTCAACTAAGGTAGGCGCAGTCATAGTAGATTGTAATAACAGAATAATTTCTGTTGGTTACAATGGATTTCCAAAAGGCGTTAAAGACAATAAAGAAAGACTTAATGATAGAGAAAGTAAATACGATATAATTATACACGCTGAAGCAAATGCTTTATCTTTTGCAAGTAAATCTGTAGAAGGATGCACTTTATACACTTACCCCTTTCAGCCTTGTTCTAGATGTGCTGGATTAATAATACAACATGGAATAAAAAGAGTGGTTAGCCAAAAAGATTCTAAAGCATCGGAGCGAACAATGTCTTGGGGCAAAAACTTTGAGTTGGCAAATACGCTGTTCAGTGAAGCGGGTGTTGAAATGGAGTACTATGATGCCTGAAGATCAATACAGAAAAGATCAAAAAATAAAAGCAATAAATTCTTTGTTGAATGATTGTATTATCAGCCACAACGAGGATATAATAGTACAGATGATCTACAGGCTTGAGTTAGAATACAGAGAGCTAGCAGAATTATCTACAATGGGTGAATACAGATCAACGTGGACACATAAAGATGTGTTGGACTACATTACTTATAATTTGTGAGGAGCAAAAAAATGCCTAGTGTAACAGAAATGGCTGAAGCACACCTTGGAAATGTGCAAAAAGCAATTCTAGATTTAGAACAGCAAAAAGTTAATATTGAGGACGAAATTAAAAAACTGCAAACTTATTTGCAAGAAGGGGTCTTGACATTGAATCCAGAAGAGAAAGGAAATGCAAATGACAAGTAATGAATTTATTGATAAGCTAAACAGCGTATCACACGCCTACCGTTGGAGTGTGAGCAATAATAAGGTTTCGGCAACTATTCGTAGCGGCCCTAATCGTGGTAAAACTTTGAATCCAGTTACAGCTTTGGCTCATAAGTCTGGTTTAGGAGTTTTTAATAATAATAGGGAAGGTACGGAAACTGCTGGTAGTCAATTAGGACTAACAAGGCAAGAAACTAGAAGTATTTATTCAGCTATTATTGGAACTAATAATCGTGGTAATACTCAGGTAGTTCGTGGTAAAATTCGTTCAGCATTGGAGGTATAGATGAATATTAATACTTGGTTGGGTTGTGGTAGATTAACAAAAGATGCAGATTTCAATGTAACCCAAAAGGGTACATCTATGGCGAAATTTCGCATGGCAGTTAACGATAGGCGTAATGACGATACTCTCTACCTAAACGTACTTTGCTTTGGTAAGATGGCAGAGGCACTAAAAGACCACCTTAAGCGTGGAAGGCTAGTTGGAGTTCAGGGAAAGATCAAGATAGATGACTATCAAGATAAAGAAGGGAATCCTAGAAATTCAGTATGCGTAATGGCTGATGAAATTTCTTTGGGTCCAGCAGCGGCAGCGGCAGCTGAAGCTGAAAAAAATAAAGAAGAATAATTCCTTGTACTTCTTAGGACAGATAGCTCGATACGGTTCGCCCTGTCGAGCTATTTTCTTTTAAAGAACGCGCCTTGACTTTGACGATGAGTATGCTATAATGAAACTAAGGAGAAAAACATTATGGGACACGAACACTCAATATTGTCAGATTTAATTGGAATAGCATTAGTTATTTATGGATGCTATCACTTTATTCAAGGTATGAAAAAAGGTCTTGGTGTTGGAAACACTTTAGACAACTTTCATCTTTTTACTATTCAGGATACTGTTCCAGCAGTACCCGCTGTAACTGCTAATGTCAAAGTTACATCGCCAAAACCAAAAGTAAAACAAGAATATAATCAGTTGCACCAAGACTGCTTTGATGCTCTCAAGGCCGTAGGCGTAAGAACAGTAAAAGAGAGGAAGTATCTGGTTAATTCAGTTTTTAATAATCACAATCCAAGTACTGTTCAGGAATTTTTACAAATAGCATTAAGTAAATAGGAGCATACCATGCTTAATAATCTAAAAGAAATGAGGACTTATTTAGTTGGGGCTATGGATAGGGTTCCAGACGGTGGGGTTGGTTGGCGACAAGCTATCACTCCAATGCTATCAGAACTTGGAGTTAAAGTTTTAAATCCATGCGATAAGCCTATAGAGTCAGCAAAAGAGGGTCCAGACATTAGAACTGTCATAAATTACTATAAACAAACTGGGCAGTTTAACAAGATTAGAGAAGAGTATGGTCACATCAGAAACGCAGATCTAAGATGTGTTGACGTTTCCGATTTTGTAATAGCTAATATAGATATCAATGTTCATATGTGCGGATCGTATGAAGAGATTTCTACAGCCAATAGACAAAAGAAACCAATATTAGTGTGGTGCGAACAGGGCAAGATGCTTGCTCCTAATTGGTTATACTTCATGCTTCCACACGAACACATCTTTAGCTCTATGGACCAGCTATTGGCCTATTTATACGACGTTTCTCGTTGTGAGGATACAGCAAAGTTAAAGCGTTGGTTTTTCTTCGGGAGTAATCTATGAAGCTGGACAATGTAACATTATTATCCATAGCTGGTATGCCTAAATACATAGATTCTAGCAAGCAAGCAATGAGGCATTGCCTAAAACAATGTGATTTTCAAGACGTTAAGTTTTTCAGCCCAATTCCAGACAATGAGTTCAGCCATGTAGATACTGGCTTTTTAGACTTAAGTTTATATAATCAATTTTGCGTAGAAGAATTACATAAACATATTAATACAGAGTTCTGCTTGTTAGTTCAGCCAGATGGCTTTATAATTAATAAAGAATATTGGACCGATGATTTTTTAAATTATGATTATATTGGCGCACCTTGGCCCGGACATGATCACAACATAGGCAATGGAGGTTTCTGTCTTCGTAGTAAAAAATTCCTTAAAGCATCGTCTAAGCTAACCTACACGAGCGACTCACACCTAAGAGTAGGACTTACAGTAAATCATTTTCTCTCTAAACATATAGCTCCAGAAGATTGGTTTATTATTTTACACAACAAAGAACATCTAGATAAGGAAGGAATTAAATTTCCTAGTACTGATTTAGCTTTTCAGTTTTCCGTAGAACATCCGAGCGAACAAAAAACATTTGACAGAGACGATCTATCAACTTATAAAAGTTTTGGTTTTCATGGGCCTTTTAATGTGGCAGGAATGAGAGAGTTATTATGAATATTAATATTGTATCGCCTATAAATCAGTTAGGATATGGAATAGCTGGTCTTAATATATGTAAAGCATTATCAAAAATATGTAAACTTAGTTTAATACCTATACCCCCCATAGATATATATAATGAAGCAGACGCTGAAGTCTTAAAAGAAGTTATTCTTAATTCTAAGTTTCTAGACTTTGACGCTCCCTGCATTAAAGTTTGGCATCAAAATGACATGACGCAGTTTGCTGGAAGAGGACTAAGAATAGGGTTCCCCTTTTTTGAGTTAGATGTCTTTACAGACTACGAAAAACATCACCTTAACAGCTTAGACGCTATCTTTGTATCTTCAGCTTGGGCAAAAGAAATTTGTATCCAGAATTTGAATGTCAAGGAAGAAAACATATTTGTTGTTCCTTTAGGCGTAGACCGTTCCATATTCAATGAATCTTATAAAACAAAAGATCCTACCAATAAAACTGTATTTTTCAATTGCGGTAAATGGGAAATAAGAAAAGGTCATGATGTAATTTTCCAACTTTTTAATGATGCTTTTACAGAAGATGATAATGTAGAATTATGGATGATGAATAGTAATCCATTTTTGTCAGAAGAGGATCAAAACAAGTGGAATTCTCTGTATCTTGGCTCTAAATTAGGCTCTAAAATAACGATCATACCAAGGGCAAAGACACAGCAAGAAGTGTATAATATTATGAGCCAAATCCACTGTGGCATCTTTCCCTCTAGGGCAGAGGGCTGGAATTTAGAGTTATTAGAACTGATGTCGTGTGGTAAACACGTAATTGCCACTGACTACTCTGCACACAGTGAATTTTGTAATGATAGTAATTGTTTTATTATAAACATTAACGAGAAAGAAAAAGCATTTGATGGTAAATGGTTCTTAGGTCAAGGAAATTGGGCTAAAATCACAAAGGAAGCTAAAGATCAAGCCGTTAGACATATGAGAAATATATACGATAAACATCAAAACAATACCCTAGAAATAAATACAGCAGGCATAGAAACCTCTAAAGTTTTTTCTTGGGAAAATTCCGCTAGAAAGATAGTACAACATGTTCAACTTCTTCAAGAAAACAGATCAAAGTGATGGCGATGATAATTCCAAAAAAGAAAAATTAGCAAGTATAGAATTTTATATACAAGACCCAGATGACCCTAAGCCTAGAGTTAGTATTAACATTGACGACTACGACGAAGACTCAGTAAACTCACTATGTAAGATTGTGAACGTCTTAGCTGATGATACTTTAGTCCTAGAAACATATAATATCATACAAACATTTTTATTACAAGAAGAGAGAGAAGACATACTGTTAAAAGTATTAACTAACATTAGCCAACAAAAAACAATAAAGAGTAAATTCAAAAATGCCGATAGAAGTAGTGAACCATACATCAAACCTTCTGAATTAAAATAGGAGTACAACATGAGCAACGGAAAAGGAGATAAGCGAAGACCTAAAAGTGTTTCATATGAAGAATGGTCTAAAAGATACAATGATATATTTAAGAAAAAGAAAGATAAGAAGGAAGGAAAATGAGTAATATTATTGGATGGCAAAAATATGAAAGTTTAATTGAAGAACAATTATCTTCTACATTTCTGACAGAAATCATTAGAACAAGTGCTGAAAATATTTCAGATGACCTTGAAGAAAATCAAGAAGAAGATACAATATACCAAGAAGAGGAAGAAGAACAGTATGAAGATGCCAAACTGATGATGCCAGTTACTAGTAAGCTAATTGAAGACGCAGTAATGATTGCTAGCTTTGATTGTTGGATTGGTCATACTAATTTTGATATTACCCAAGAAACAAAAAGAATACTAGATTCCATTGAAGGGGTAGAAGTACTCAGGATACTGAGTAGATATAGATTCTTCATTGGGGTTGGTAAAATGTTTAAGTTTAGTGACGTAAGAAATTCTATTGAAAAAGTACTTTTAAAGGAGGACTAATGATTGATATTCAAGATTGCATAGATACCAATATTGAAAGAGCGATGAAGGACAAGGATATAAAGAACATAATGCACAAGGCTTCATCTAGGTTTATGAAGAATTTGGACTGTGATACAATATATACCTGTCAAATAAATGCTTTATGGAAAGCGTTCGTGAACTTTAAGCCAGAAAAAAATACTAAGTTTACAACGTATTTATATAAGGGTGTCATGATTGAGTGCATAAAGGCTGTCAAGTTTGATAATAAGAATAAATGCATGAATAAGCTTCATGACAATATCACCTCAAAGCGTGATAATTGCACCCTGCTTTTCGATTTGCTAGACGAACTGGAGACCAAAGAGGATAAGGATTTGCTCATGGACAAGTTTAATAACATGACTATTGAGGAAATGGCCCAGAAACGGACGTATAGTAGAGAGACTGTCAGAAAAAAGCTGAAAAAGATCTATTCACACTTACGAAACAGGTCTGTTTAGTGTATAATTAATCAGGAACAGGACATAAAAGGAAGCGGATATTGTATAAATCTACACTTTATTTTAAGGAGACATTATGTCTACAGTTCAAGTATCTGATGGAGCTTCCTCCGTCACTGCTACCAGTACCGTAAATGATGGTGGCGTTGTTGTAAATGGTGGTGCTATTGCTTCTAATGGCCCAATGACCGTCAACAAGTCTCTTACAGACATGGCTGATGGTGGTACAGATTATGGCTCTAAGGTCGTCGCTCAAGATGGTACATCTGGCGATTACGCTGGAGTCAGCACGGCGGTTGGTTCTACTGGAGGTTTGGCTTTCTATCCAAACGCTCAGGAAGGCGAACGTAATTTTCTTATTGTTGGAGCAGGCACTGCTGGTGGCAATAATGAAATTAACAATCAAGCCAGTGGCATTTTGACAAGTCCAGCTTCTGAAGTTGGTCTGAGAAATGTCAGCCCAATGCATCTGACAGTATCGACTCGTCAGCATGGTGCGAATTCTGACGCTGAATACAATCTTCTCGCCAGACCAAGTACCGCTATGGTTCCAAACCGTACCAAGGGTACTGGCGCTGGATCAGCAGCAACTTATGTTAACCCTGTTGATGGCAGTAGCGCTGTTGATAGTGAAATTCGTCCAAGTAGAGCAGTTCCGGGTGAACTCACATACATGGCTGGATCTACAACACCTGTTACAGATGAGTATAAGGCAAAAGATAGCCGCGAAAGCTAATCTATATTGTTGTACTAAATTAATTGCCCCCTTAAATGGGGGCAGTTATCTTAAACTTTATATATAGAAAGGCTGTCAATGCTTAATATAAATCCAGAAATTGTAGCAATTATCATAGGGTCATGCAGTGGCATTCTTGGATTTTTTACGTTTGTTTGGAAAAAGTTTATCAAGCCAATCATGAAGCTGTGTCAAAATCAAGAATTCTTTGTTCAATCAGTAGAAGAGATAAGAAAAGAATTACAAACAAATGGTGGAAGTAGCCTTAAAGATGCTATTATAGATATGAAGGATACTGTAAACAGGATAGATAGAAGACAAAAAATAATAGAACAAAGAACCAAAGCAGCATTACATTATAGCAACGAAGCATTATTTGAAACAGATATAGCTGGCAGATTAGTTTGGAGTAATGCTCATTTTTGTCGATACGTCAGAGATAATCCAAATGATATATCAGGATTTGATTGGTTAGCTACAATCAAAGAAGAGGAAAGAGACGAGCTATTAAAAGAATTTTTATCATGTATAAAAATGAATAGAAAATTTAGTAAAGTTACCGAAACACAGGACGGCAAAGAGATACGGATGTTAGGTTATCCTTATAAGATAACAGATGTAGAGCATGGTGGCTTTTTAGTTAGTATTATACCTAAAGAAGAAGAGGCTTAAAATGGCAGACAAGAATTCAGCAGCATTTACTTTGAATGTAACAGACTTAATAGATATTGCTAAAAACACAGCACTAGTAGCACTAGCTGCTGGCTTAACGTATTTTGGCGAAAACATGGCAGACTTAGATCTGGGAAATATTGGAGTTATGCTAGTTCCTATTGCAGCAGTTGTTATTAATACTGTAGTTAAATGGGCTAAAAATAACGTACCGGAGTAACATGATGTTTAAAACACCAAGAGACATACTAAAAGCTTACAAGGACGGCTTCGTAGGTTCATGGTGTGATCCAAAAGACACAGACAAACTTCTAGGAGAGTTGCCGCATCCGTTGTTCGGGGCGGCAGCTTCTAATTTATACGGAACTGGAGATCGCAAATTGGCACTCCTGTATAAATCTGTTCAGAAATTTGATCCTAGTTTTGGACCACACGAAAGGCAGACCACGGGAGACTGTGTGTCACACGCGACCAGAAACGCTGTGGATGTGACTAGATGTCACGAAATAGTCGGAGGTGATAAAGAAGACTTTGTTGCCAGAGGTGCTACTGAAGCCATCTATGGATCAAGAGGTCATGGAGGTCAGGGTATGTCTTGCTCAAAAGCCGCAAGATTTGTACATCAGAATGGCGGTATTTTAGTAAGAAAAGATTATGGTTTTATTGATTTTAGTAAATATAACAGCTCTGTTGGTTCTAGATGGGGTACAAGAGGCGTTCCTTCCGACGTTGTAAAAGAAGGAAAGAAACACCAAGTAAAAACCATTAGCCTTATTAAAACCATAGAAGAAGCCAGAGACGCTCTAGCCAATGGGTATGCTTTAAGTGTGTGTAGTAATTATGGATTTTCCTCACGCCGTAGCGAACATGGTATAGCTCGCAGGAGCGGGTCATGGAATCACGCAATGTGCTGGTGTGCTATGGACGATACTAGAACAGTACATAATGAAACATTATTTTTAATTCAAAACAGCTGGGGGGCATTTAATAGTGGCCCAAAAGCCCACGACCAACCAGATGGAAGTTTTTGGGTAAGAGAAAAAGATGCAAGAGGAATGTTAGCTCAAAATGGAGCATGGGTTTTCAGCGACGTAGACGGTTTTCCACCTAGACAAGTCGAATGGACAATTAACGAGGTATTTTAATGTCAACTCATTCTCAGTATCAAAATATTCAAATTAAAAGAGATACAGACTCTAATTTTCAGCTACATAATCCAGTGCTAAAAGCAGGAGAATTTGCAAGGAGTACAGATTCTAAAAAGCTTAAAATTGGAGATGGAACAACTGCTTGGAACGATCTTCCAGAGTTTTTAGATAGCGATAGAATAACTTACAAATTATTCCAATCAGTAACTGTGCCAGCAATAAATGCTCAGGCTGGAAAACAGCTTGCTCTTGATATTTCTGATGTAGGTTTAGATGATAATCATTTTCATTCTCCATTTTTAAATGCTGGTGATCTTCCTGATTATGTACTTATTAAAAGTGCATTTATAAGCAATGATAAGACTACGCTATATGTTAATCTACTAAATACTGATTCCTCATTAGATGGTGGAGGTGTCTCAAGTTCTACACCCAACAATCCCTCCTTGTCTAAAATAATCGTCCTTTCTTGCATTTTTGTAAGACTAACTGAAATTTCTATACCATCTGTCACTACAACTCAACCTCCAGTGATTAGACCTCAACAGCTTTACTCTACTGGTAAAAATGAGTTTGGTCAACTCGCACAGTCAAACAAAATTGATCTTAACGAATTTAAAATCAACCATGACGATGCCGACAAGTGGATTGATGCAGACTTAGGATACTATCACAGCTTGGCTGTAAAGAGCGGAGTTAGTAATGTTGGTGAACTTTATGCGGCTGGATATAATTATTATGGACAACTAGGCAATGGCGAACACGGTGCTGGTAAAAACAAAACAGATTGGACCAACATAGGATCTTCTAGATATTTTAGAGATGGAACAGAATGGACAGAAAACACAGAAACATATGATAAAGTTAGTGCTGGATCTCATTTTTCATTTGCTGTAGATTCTAGTGGATATTTGTTTAGCTTTGGAAATGGCTCATACGGAGCTTTGGGTCAAGGAAACGTAAGTCTTTACGACAAACCTACGTTAGTTGGGAATCAATTATATTACTATCATAAAGCTGATACTAGCGCTTGGTTTAATAGTACCGCAAGTCAATCTAATTCTCCTTTTCAACACAATGGTTCAGCTGGTTCATTCTTAGATGGTGATCTTAGTAAATACATTTTACCCACAGGTACTTTTACTATAAAAGGCGTACAATCTCAGTATGCAATTAAGTTAGAAAATTCTACTGGTAACATCGCTTTATCATCTTCCAGCACGGTAACTCATAATAGTGAAACATATTATTATGGAGACGTTACTGTGACTGTTACAGACAAATTTGGCAAGGCTAGCCTATACTCATTGATACATGGCTATGGAGCCAACGGTCAGGATATTTTCCTAGATACAAATCCTAACACTGGTTGGTCAGATGTTGACGGTGGAAACTCTCATTCTTTAGGCGTTAAAAATGGACAACTTTATACTTGGGGGCGAAATAACTGTGGTCAACTAGGAAATAACGACCACGCTCACAATGAAGTAAAAATTCCAACTGTTATTATGCCCTCTAAAACTAACTGGATTACTGTAGCTGCTGGTAAAGAACATTCGTTGGCATTAGATTCTGACGGAGATGTTTATGCATTTGGCTGCAACGACGATGGGCAATTAGGATTTAATAGCTCAAGTAATCACGTTCATAATCCAACAAAGATAACTTTTGATTTTGCACTTGAGCAAGATGAAACATTTGAAACTTTAGCATATGAATCTTTTGCTAGCGTAGTTGATTTCAATGATGAAAAAGTTTTTGTGTTTCACAGTGGAGTAAGCGATCCTTCATACGATCCGGTAAAACGATATATAGTTCCAAGCGGTAATTATGTAATCAAAAATGTGCCATCTCAATATCCTATTGCTATATTAAATGCAGGGCAGCAAGATAAGATTTCATATAATGGAGATAACCTTCATGGATGCATAGAGCTAACTGATACTAATGCAGATGGAAAATATAATTTTTATTATGGTGACATTTATCTTAGTGTTAGTGGCATTTGGGAATCTGTTAGCACATACAGTTTTTATGATGGTTACATGGGCGGTCGGGGAGCTTTTCTCTCAGATAAACCACAATATGAGGTTAAAGATGTAGATGCTGGATTGTCTCATTCTGTTCTTCGTGTTAGCCCAAGCGGTAACGACAAAATAGGAACTATTCTAACATTTGGGGCCAACGGAGAAGGACAACTTGCAACTGGTGATAATCTGTCTAGAAAACAGCCCTATAGAGTTAATATAGATAATGTAAGGAGTATAGCTGCTGGTGGAAATCAAACATTAGCAATAGACAATCGAAAATACATATGGTCTATGGGTAATAATCAATTCGGTCAACTTGGATTAGCAGATAAAGTAAATAGAAATCTACCTTCTAGAATAAATTCAGAGATCAAGTGGGATGAAGTTTACACTAACGGTTTTCATTCTATGGGTGGAGTATTTTGTTTTCAACCAAGTAGTCCTACTAGTATAGATGTTAAAAATTCTACTCAAGATTCAACAGTTGGCTATGGTCAACTAGCACTGAGCTGGGAACACTCTAGAGCATTGGAAGAAGTAGTTACTCATTACAAGGTTTCTTACCAAAAAAATGGTAGTACAACGTGGACTACTGTAAACAATGTCCTTGCAGAAAAGTTTGAAGACGGCTACGAGGGAGGAGTTCCTCCTAATGTAGATGAGCCATTAACTCTAAAATTAGACAACTTAGTATTAGACCCACCAGATTATACTGCAAGCTATCTCATTAGAATTTCTGGAGTTAATTCTGCTGGCGATGGAGAATTTATAGAATCTTCTAGTGCAACTGTACCACAAGAAGCAGATAATGCTATATGGAATGCTGGTAGAGTTCAATTTTATTCACACCTAGATAGTGGAAATCTTTTTGATCTTACTGGAAATACTACTAGGATAGAAGAAGACTTTGAGACGAATGCTCCAAGATATCTCACAGGTCAGTTCGCTACGTCTCTAAGGTTATATCATTACGATAGTATATGTTATACAACTAACACTGATGACATAGATCATGGCACAGTAGAATTTTTCTTTAGACCTAGAAATAATGCTTCTAATAGTCCTATTGTAACGCTGTCTACAGGAACTCAACAAAAACTACAATTAATATACAGTGGTTCTAAAGATAATGGATATTCCATATCAGCTAAAGATGAAAATGACTTAGTAACATTAACGTCTCCAGTAAATACTGGTATTAGTGAAGATTCTTTTGTCCACGTAGCTTTGGTTAAGACAAGTGGAGATCCAACAGCCGCCAACGCAACTGATCCGTCTAGGATTAATCTCTTTATTGATGGAAGCGGTGTAGCTTTTGGCAAAGACTCTATAAACTATGGCAACATCACTCACATACTGCTAGGTTCTGGAACTAATTTCTATGACTTCGATGTTGATGAATTAAGAATTTCAAACAGTTCAGTATATGATGATTACGATGGAGGCTTCTTGTCTTCAGTCCCGGTCAGGCCGTATGGCACGTAAAATAGTGTATATTAAAAGGTTAATTAATCGCAAACAAGGAGAAATAAAATGGGCGTAGTTTCAACAACAGATGTAGTGACTAATCCAGATACATCCAGAGAAGTAGCAACAAACGCTAGCGTTGTTTGTTCTTGCTTTCCAACTGGTGAATCATTTACTATTGATACTAATACAGATACTAATTTCGTAAACTTCGATACGAGCTTGACTTATGCTGCTTTAGAAACCAAGTATACTGGTCGATTCGATGATATAGCATATTATAATGCTGTTGATGGAGGAAGTCCATGAAAGCGAAGCATTTGGACTATCTATTTATCGCTGTAGCTGTAGCCATATTGTCTGTGTCTACATTTAATAATCTTTTTCCAAACCGCACCTCTTGGGGTAATGGTTTTAATGGAGGATTTGGGTGTAACACAGAAGATATCACAAACATGTATAGCGATTATGTAGAGACATGGAGGTTAGAAATATCTAAAAGCTTTGACACGGCAGTTAAAGAAGTACTTTCTGTAGATATACCGGAAGTTAAGAAAATTGATCCAGATCCAAAGAAATGTATCTGTGGAGGAAGCGGCACAATAGTTCACGGAGATGGACACAAAACCAAATGCCCCCATCACGGTAAGGGTCAGTTTGGAAAAGACGTTATAATTAAACCATTAAGTAAGATTAAACTGGAGGAAACATGGACACAGAAATCATTCTCAGAATTGTCGCAGTAGTAGTGGCAGTTTTTATTCTTTGTACTGGAGTAGATTATTCACCAATAAAAAGCTTTATTACAAATCTTTTCAAGAGGAAGCCCAAGGTAATTGTGCCTGAAAATTCTTCTGTAAAATTTTTAGATATTGTAGAATCTTGGCACGTACTAAGAAATCAATGTGAAGCATACGGATTGCACGAAGCTGTAGAGAAAATAGACGAAGTATTTCCACTACTAAACGGAGGGGAAGATGTTTAGGAAAATAGTAATTATTGCTCTTTTGTTTTATTCTGTGTTTGGTAATTCATTATTGTCGAATGTGGATGTAACGCCAGTTACGCCACCAACAACTATAATAGACATGGATAAGCCAGACGATAAAACTATTGAATCTGTCTCAGCCTTTTCCGATGTTATTACTGACCCAACAGATAGAACTAAAATAGCACTTTTTAATTATGAGTTTGCATCTAGAATCAATTCTTGGGAAAACATTAATAACCAACAGATGAACGATGTGTATACTAAAGCAGGAAATAACTTTTTTAAGAACACTTTAGTCGATAAATATAATAGTTTAGCAGAGATGATTATCTCCTTAATGCAAAACTGCGTAGGCGATGATGCTCATATTCTTACTGACAAAGAAAAAGATGATATCCAAAAACATTTTTCAGCACTCGCTTGGGTGTTGGTAAATAAAAAATAAGGAGCTAATAATGGCTGAATCAGCAGATACAAGAATACAGTTTAGAAGAGGCACAGCAAACGATTGGTCTACGTCTAATCCCACTCTTGGAACTGGAGAACCGGGATATGATACTGATAATGGAACTTTTAAGATAGGAGACGGTACTAACGGTTGGAATGCCCTCGCAGGAGCATCAGATGGATATACAACCAGCTATGTAGTTGCAGATATTACTGGAGTTTCTGGAAGTAAAAACGATTGGAATCTAGAAAGCACATCTGCTAACCTTCTTAAAATAACCCCAACAGGCTTACTAACTATTACTGGCATTACTGCTTCCTACAACTATAAAAAGTTTACTATTCTTAATGATTCTAATTCTGTCAATATTAATTTAGCATCATCAAATTCAAGTAGCGTTGCTGCCAATAGACTTGTCTTTACAGAGGGCGTTGGTTCTATTATATACCCCGGTGAAAAAGTAGATTTTGTATATGACTCAGTTGATAACAATTGGCTAGTCCTAAAACATGGAATACCATCTAACACAAGACCAATTATCAATAAATACAATGGAGCTGGCAGTGCCGTGGTTAGTGGAGTATTTAATATTGTAATACTTAACCAAGACACATACAATAACCAAACAAGCAAAGATCCAAATACTATATATTTTGTACCTGAATAAGCATAATGAGGTTTCCCAATGAGTCCCATTTATTTTGGTGATCAACCAATAGATAAAATGTATATAGGTCAAAATCCAGACCCAGTAACAGAAGTAGAGTTTGGAGGAGTAACAGTAAGCGTTTCTGGAGAGTTTGGTGAATTCCCACCTCCACCAACACCCGAATAGAAAGTTTAAGCCATGACCCCAAAAGAAGTTAGCGAAATAGTAAACAGTATTTTTACTGACGGCTATGATATCAACGGGGTAACAATTCAGTCTGAAAGTCCAGTTGTTGCCCACATTCTTAATGAAGAAGGATCTACTCGTATTGATTTTGGATCTAATAATCCTAAAGCTGTAATTAAAAGATTTATAACTTTTTATGCATACATTGAAGAAATATACTTAGGAAAAGATAAAGGTTCTATAAAACTTCGTAATTTTCCAGACATCAATTTTACTTATGAAACTGGTGTGTCTATACTTTCATTTTTAGAAGCACAATTCTCTGAAAATAGCGAAATGAAAGATCTGATTGAAGAAAAGTATTCTTGTTCAAGAGATAAAAAAATTGCAGAATCATGCTTGCAGTATGCAGAGCAATGGGCTACAATAGTTAGTCGCTCTGGCGGTTTTGCTGATACTAGAGAGTGCGACGAAAAAAGACTTAAATCGGAATGTTATAAATTTGTTATTGATAATGTTAAAAGAGATGCAAAAGAAAAAAGGTTTGGTTTTGGAATAGGCATGTACTTGCTAATATTCATTCTCATTCCTACAATATGCAAGTTCATTGTTTACAAATTGCTTGAAAAATATTTTGATTAGTTTTTAAAATATATACAATTTAATTTACTTAAAAGAACATGAGGATCGTACATGTCACTAAAGTCATTGATGAATTATACGTTCGTTTCTAAGTACGCAAGGTGGGATGAAAACAAAGAAAGAAGAGAGACATGGGGTGAATCAGTTGGTCGTGTAAGAACAATGATGTTTGATAAGTATGTGGGTGGCAGTGTACACAAAGAGACGACTTCTCCTCCAGTTGCAGAGATTGCAAGGTATATTGATCAAGCATACGACGACATGAAGAAGAAAAAAGTTCTTGGCTCACAAAGAGCGTTGCAGTTTGGTGGCTCTCCAATATTCAAGCATAATGCTAGAATGTATAATTGTATTTCTTCATATATTGATAGAACAAGATTTTTCCAAGAATGTATGTATCTTCTGCTGTGTGGGTGTGGAACTGGATTCTCTGTACAGAAACATCACATCGCTAAATTGCCTAACTTAATTAAGGGTAAGAATGGTCAGAAGAAATTTGTTATTGAAGATTCTATTGAAGGATGGTCAGACGCAGTAGGTGTTCTCGTTTCTAGTTATTTTAAAGGAGATAATCTTTTCCCCGAATACAACGGAAAAACTGTTATTTTTGACTACTCTAAAATACGTCCAGCAGGCTCATACTTAAAGTCTAGCGGAGGTAAGGCTCCCGGCCCAGATCCTTTGAGAAATGCCCTTACGCAAATCAAGAAGACCCTTGACGGAGCTATTAAAAACGGACAGAAGAAACTAACGCCTATCCAAGCATATGATATTGTAATGTTTGGTGCTGACGCTGTAATTAGTGGTGGTGTTCGCCGTAGTGCTACAATTTGCGTGTTCTCAGCCGATGATGAAGAGATGGCGAAAGCTAAAACTGGATCATGGTTTACTGATAACCCACAGCGTGGACGTTCTAATAATTCTGCTTTGCTTTTGCGAAACGAAACAACTAAAGAAAAATTTGCTGAACTTATGCAATCTGTAAAAGAGTTTGGCGAACCCGGATTTGTGTGGTCTGACTCTACAGAATTGATCGTCAACCCCTGTGTTGAGATTGGCATGTGGCCTGTAGACGAACAAACAGGAGAAACTGGGTGGCAGGCGTGTAACTTGTCTACAATTAACTGCGCCAAAGTAACTACGAAAAAAGAGTTCTACGAAGCGTGTGCTTCTGCTGCTATTATTGGTACACTGCAAGCTGGATTTGCTAGCTTTCCATATCTTGGAGAAGTATCAGAAAGAATTATTAGTCGTGAAGCTTTGCTGGGCGTATCAATGACAGGTATCATGGAACAACATGAAATTTGCCTTGACCCAGAAGTACAAAAGAAGGGTGCAGAAATAGTTAAAGAAACAAATAAGAAATTAGCTGCATTAATTGGCGTTAATCAAGCTGCACGTACTACGTGTGTTAAGCCAGAAGGAACATCAAGTTGTATTCTTGGAACATCTTCTGGTATACATCCTCACCATGCAAAAAGATACATTCGTCGCGTTCAAGCAAATAAGATGGAACCGATATATCAATATTTCAGAACAATTAATCCTAGAGCGTGTGAGGAATCTGTATGGTCTAATAATGATTCTGACGATGTAGTTTCTTTCTGTGTGGAAGTTCCAGACGGTGCAAAAATTAAAAACCAATTGGGAGCAACTGATCTTCTTGAGTACGTCAAAAGTACACAACGCAGTTGGGTTATGAATGGAAAGAATCCAAAGCAATGTACGCAACCTTGGCTAACTCATAACGTTTCCAATACAATCAATGTAATGCCTGACGAATGGGATGAGGTTACAGATTTTATTTTCAAGAACCGTAAATATTTCTGTGGCGTATCTTTGCTTCCAATTGCTGGAGATAAAGATTACGCACAAGCACCTTTCACAACTGTTTATCTTCCCAGCGAACAAATAAACATGTATGGAGATGCTGCCATGTTTGTAAGTGGGCTAATTGAAATTGGGTTGTCACTATACGAAGATAATCTATGGGCAGCTTGTGATAGCTTACTAGGCGTTGGTCAAAAAATTAAAGGCAATGGCAAGAAAGCCTATCTAGATAAATGTCAAAAATTCGCTGATAGATATATGGAAGGTGATCTAAAAAGGCTTACATATTGTATGAAGGATGTATACAATTGGAAAGAATGGCTTGATATTAAACGAGAATACAAGGATGTTGATTATACTCAAGTAATAGAAAAACAGAATAATGTAAATCCAGTACAGGAAGTAGCTTGCGCTGGTGGAAAGTGTGATATCATTTAGGAGGTTGACATGATGGGTTTTGTATCTTATAAATTACTGACTGAAACTGCACAGATGCCATTTAAAGCGCATAGATCAGATGCTGGATTTGATTTATTTGCTGACGAAGAAGCTTGGGTATTCGCAAGAGAACGACAAACAATTAAAACTGGTATATCTTTTGATATGCCTGAGAATATGGCTGGATTAATTTGGCCCAGATCTGGGCTATCAGTTAAGAAGGGCATAGATGTACTAGCTGGAGTTGTAGACTCTGGCTACCGGGGAGAGATCATGGTTTGTTTATACAATACTTCTGATGAAGATGTAGAAATAAAACATGGGGATAGAATCGCGCAGATTATATTCCAAGAGGTTCCTAACATCTCTTTACTGTTAAGAGAAGAACTAGAAACCTCCCAACGAGGGAGTAATGGTTTTGGCAGCACAGGCACATAACAATCGAAAAAAGCGTCAACAACAAAAAGCAAGTAAACCTAACGTTCTGGAGGCTAAGACTGAAAACCAAAAAAACTATATTAGATCTATTATAGAAAACGATGTTGTATTTTGTACAGGTCCATCTGGTAGTGGCAAGTCTTTTATTGCTGCTGGCATTGCGTCACAGAAATTATTAAAAGACGAAATTGATACCATAATTGTCACGCGACCTTTAGTATGTACTGGTAGAGATTTAGGATCTTTGCCGGGAGAACTAAATGAAAAGATTAAACCATATCTTCAACCAATGGAAGAAAACTTGCGTTACTTCTTAGGTAGAGATAGATTTGGAATGTATTTTAATCAACGTAGAATTAGATTTGAACCATTGGAGACGATGAGAGGGTCTACCTTTCACGATTCCTATATGATACTTGACGAAGCACAAAACTGTACGTTAGAACAAATTAAAATGTTTGTCACACGTATGGGTAAACATTCTAAAGCATTAATTAATGGTGACAATAAACAAACGGATATATCTAGAAATAGTGGGCTAGACTTTTGTATAGAAAGATTATCTGATGTTTCTGGTGTGGGAATTTCAAAATTAGAGTATCATGATATACAGAGGAATGGTATTATTGGGGCAGTGCTTTATGCGCTAGAATCATAGAATACAAAGTCTCGTTATTAAATATGTCTCATAGCAAATGCTATAATAAGACCCACATAACGAGCAAACACAGAGGAATAGTAATGACGATTTCAGAGGAGCAAATCGCTAAAATAGTAAGACTATGTAGCGATAAAATACTTGAGCAAAGAAACCACGAAGCTACCGCCGGATATGGCGAAGACTATGCTGACGGTAGAATTGTGGGTCAGGCTGCACTATCTAGAAGAATACTACTAATTATAAGGGGTAATGATGTTATATGATTATGAATGCGAAGAGTGCGGACATGAGATGAAGGATGTCCAGCAATCTATCAAAGATGATGCTTTTACTAAATGTCCTGAATGCAAAAAGGACGCTTTGATACGTATAATATATGGGGGAACATACGCATCCATTAAAAAGGAACCCACAACAATTGGTCAATTGGCAGAAAGAAGATTTGAGGAAGGCGTTCCAACTATGCCAGACGGTAGACCTATACAAAAAATAGAGTGGAAAAAAACCGACATGGTTGAGAGAGCAGAAAAGAGATCGCACGAGAAAAAAGAAAGAAGAGATAAGAACGAAGCAAAGAGGCAAAAGCTTAATAAGATCAATAAAATGACCCCAGAGCAAAAAAGAAATTATATCAAAAACGGAGATTAATATGAAATACATTGACAACGCAGAGGAAGTAAAGAAAACAATTGCAAAAACAGAAGTCAGTATGTATGATACATCTGGCCTACCAACAAAAATTGCTAAAAGGTCAGTATGCAGAAGTCAAAAAATTACAAGATTAAATGGAGACGAACAGCTTTCTTTCTTTATTAACACTCTGAATGGTACTCTGTACGATCCACATGGCGTAGATAGCACCAAGAGAATATCTATGATGTTTAAAGAAAAATCAGTTGATACAAAAACGTTTGAGAATTATCTCAAATATTTACGGAGTCGTAACAATTTATACATGACAAGAGCGCAAAGGAGCTTTATCAATGCCTAAGACAAAAAAAGGACCATTCAGCAAAGCTGAAAATTTTTACATTGAACAAAATTACGATAAACTTTCTGTAAACGAAATTGCAGAAGATTTGAATAGATCTCAAGCTTTAATAGAAAAGAAAGTACAACAAGTAAAGGATAAGAGTCCAACCACTGTAGAAAATCAATTTATAAAACAAAGCGGTGCAACTATTATGACTGAGAATGCATCAACTATGGCTGACGCTGTTAGACAAAAAGGACCAACATTGCCTACATCATGTGTGACAAAAATCAAATGAGATATTTACATGGAATAGATGAATGGAGAAAGTTCAATAGGGAGTCTGGCGAAGAGGTAGTCAGGGAAACAGTTTTTATAGTAGTTCATACTAATAGAGACACAATCTATATACCTGACTACAAAGATTGGCTAACTATTGACACATATCTTAAAAGCATTAATTGTGAGATCCATGCGGTTGGCTTTCAGTGGAAGACCCACGCTGTTGAGTTTGATATTACTGATGCTGACGGAGTTTATATTGCTCAAACCCTAAGAGGAGAAATGGGTGGTAAAACAAAGAGATGTATGAGCGTGGGTATCATTTACGGCGACACTATGCAAAAGCAACTATGGACTGTTCCAGAATTGATTAAAGATATTGAATACGAAGATGTCCTAGATAATTGTTTAAAAGAAGCGTTGTATTTTCATGAGAAAAAAAGATAAGCCAACACTATTTAATAAAGAGTATCAAAAGGAATGGTCTAAAGAGTATAGGTATAAACACATCCATACTGGAGAGCATTGTACGTTTGAATCTTATGTTGCAGAGTATTTAGTGTTGAGGTGGACTGATTCCTTTAAGATGGATAAACCATCATATAAGTTTTGGACTGTTGGAGATAAATATCATGATGTATTCATGAGAAATATGAAAGCTGCCACACAGTTAAAGAAAAAGTTTGATGAAGCTATTATAATAGCAGCAATAAGATCAGATTACTTTGAAAACATATACCACATTGGCATCAAAGGTTATGGTCCCACAGGTTGGAAGTATAATCAAGTTGCAATCGAAGCTATAAAGTGCTATGATAAAGTACAAAAGAATTTTTTGAAAAAGCAGAAATTAACAGAAGAAGCAGAAGTTGCTAATCCAAAATCAGAATCAAAGAAACTACAAAAACGAAACAAACAATATTCAAATAAAAAAAGCTCTTTAAACAGACTGAGGAAACAATGAGTAAAGTAAAGAAGAAAAAGGTTAACAAATTTGATACTGATGTAGTAAGCAGCTCTGTTGTAAGTAAATACGGAGATGTCGTAAGAAGTGGAACTGAGGTTTTAGAAAGCATAAATAGTCTAGAAGTTATTGGCGTTTCGCCAGCTTTAGATATCGCCCTTGGCGGTGGATTGAGGGAGGGAAGTGTCGTAGTAATGACCGGAGATCCAAAATCTGGAAAGACTACAACCGCCCTTCATTTTGCCTCTAAATGTCAGGCTAAAGGAAAACGTGTCATCTATCTTAATACTGAGGGCAGGTTATCCAAGCAAAACTTTGAAGGGATTAAAGGTCTTAAGTCAGATGATATATTAATTGTCGAATCTACTGATGACAAAATACTATCGGCAGAAGACTTTTTAAACATTGTAGAATATTATGTTAATAATGATCCCGGCGCTCTAATAATTACAGACTCTTTGTCTAATATGGTTCCTCAAGTAGAGTTAGATGGAGAAGTTAGAACTGGTGTTCGTAATGCTTTACCAAGATTGTTATCTATGTTCTTTAAAAGAATTAGTGGAACACTGGCTAAAAACAAAACTATCTTAGTTTGTATTACTCATAATATTGCAAACACTGGTGGGTCTCCATATTCTCCAAATAAAATGGCAGATTGCGGAAACATGCTACAGTATCAAGCTGGAACAAACATGGTAATTACCCATAGGGGTAAGTGGCAAGTTCCAAAAGACACTGGGCCTCACATTGGTCAAATTGCAAACTGGTCCATAAAAACTTCTTGTGCTGGAGGTTTTCCTAACAGCACTGCTGAAAGTTGGATTCGTTATGGTATAGGAATTGACGAAACTCAAGAGGTTGTTCAAATAGCCTGCGAGTTTAGACTTATTAAAACTGCGGGAGCTTGGTATACAATACAATGTGCGATTGATGACACAGAAAACCCAGTAATTTCTAAGATCTTAAAAGACAACAATATATCAGACAAGGCAGAAGACATAGAAAGATTTTTTAAATTTCAGGGAGCTAACAATACTTTAGAATTTTTACGTGATAATCCAAACATGTCTTCGTTTGTATATGAAAAAATTAAGGAGTTATTTTAATGGCTCAAGTTGAGTTAAATAAAACAGAAGCTTGGAGAATATTAGACTCTTTAAGAGGCTACAAAGAAGATTATGAGCTTACTGAATATGCTTTAAAGACTATTAGAAAGATTGAAATCAAACTAAAGAAAATAGTAAACTCATGAATATATATAATATATTAGAAATAGCTTTTGGAGTACTAACTGCAAAGCTAGTTATAGGAGTAATAAATGAAGGTTATAGGTTTAAATGGCAGAGAGTACACTTGGAATTTAACAGGATATTCCGTAGCGGCAAACGACAAAAGGAAAAGATCAAAATACCACGTAAGAGCAAGGGAAGTGTTGAAACAAGTGTACCACTCGTACCGGATGTTGGAGGAAGTGAAACTACCGGGAAGTACGCAAAGCCATCGAAAAGGTGTGCTTTTCCTAGATTTTTTTATCCCCCAAATTAAATTAGCTGTAGAAGTGCATGGTCAGCAACACTACGAGTATACTCCATTCTTTCATAAAAATAAAGCAGACTTCGCTATTGCAAAAGCAAAGGATGAAGATAAAATAGAATGGTGCGAATTGAACAAAATTGATATAATAGTATTGAGGTATTCTGACACAGATGAGCAATGGAGAGAACAAATTGAAAACGGCGAGTGAGCAGTTGGCTGACTTGAAAGCTATGGTTGACGACTTTTTAAATGCTAGCAATGCTAGGTTCAATAAGAAGTTTAGGGAGGATTGGCATAGATGTGCTAATGCTGGCAAAGATACTATAAGCACTCTCACTAAAGACGAGCTATTCACTTGGGCTTATGAATTGTACAGTTTCTCTACACATCTACAAGATGAATTAAACATGCAGAAGATTGCACTCAACTGGTGCAATGATAAACTAGATAAAATGGTAGCTAAAAATCACGATCAATTCAGCACGTACACTAAGTTTGAACAGCGTAGGCCATTGATTATTGTAAACGATGAATACGCAGCGACAGTTGATCATTATCGTGAGATTGCAGAATCAAGAGTGCAAGCACTTGATGGTAAAATATATGAACTAAAACGTAAAGCAGATATTCTAATGGAAAAGGGGAAAAGATCATGAGTATGGACGACTTCGTACAAACACTCACAGAAGAACAAAAAGCTGCATTGATAAAAGCTTTAGGCGGTAACACAGAAGTTGAGTCAAGATGGCAACATGAAGAGCCAGTGTCAGAAGCTGTAGACGGACCACAAGAAGTAGAACAAACCCCACCTCCAGATATGAATCAGAGGTACGACGAATTCGTTATGAATAGGCAAAAAGAACTGGAGAAAGCTAGTAAGAGACCAGTTACAGCAAAAGAAAACGCATGGGTTGATACGGGAGAAGACCGCCATATTGAAACTCCTGAAACAGCCAGAACGCCTAGAAACAGACAGCCTCCTAAAATGAAAAGAGTTACCTGTAGTAAATGTTCTAGTATGGACATGGTAAATGAATCTATATTGTGTGGAGAGTTTTATAGGTGCAGTAGGTGCGTGGGCAAATAATGGATAAAAAACTTTTTGACATTGGAGCAGAAAGAGCAGTGCTTTCTGGCTTAATGCAATACGGTGTGGATGCCTACATCTCTGTTGCAGATTTATTGTGTCATAGTAGCTTTGGCAGTGAAAATAACCAGATCATTTTTAAATGCCTTGAGTATACTATACAGCAAGATCAAAAGCCAGACATAGCAACTATTATTTCTGCCTCTGAAAAATTAGGCTTTTCTGAACAAGTCGGCACTAAGCAAGAGCTAAATTATATTAAATCACTACTTGACTTTCCAGTGAGTCAAGAAAATGTTCTTAGTTTTGCTGTACAAGTTAAGAAGTTTGAGTTTGCTCGTAAAATACAAAAGATAACGAACAAGGTACATCACGATGTTTCTAAAATAAATGGCAATGAAAGCATTGACGAAATCGTCAACATACTAGAAGAACCAGTAACTGATTTCTTAAGAGAAGATGATGGCGGCGAAAACCCAGAAAAGATTGGAGAAGGGGCAGAAGATTATGTCCGATTCTTATCAGAAAATAAGTGTGATATCCTTGGTATACCGACAGGGTTCTCAAGATACGACGAAGCCATTGGTGGTGGTTTGCGAAGAAAGTGTGTTGACCTTGTTTCTGCAAGACCCAAAGTTGGTAAGTCAGTATTCGCTGATAATGTGGCCCTTAATGTATCTTCACTAGACATACCAGTTCTAGTCCTAGACACGGAAATGTCAAAAGAAGATCACCTACATAGGCTTATAGCCAACATGAGCGGTGTGCCTATCAATGAAATTGCAACAGGAAAATTTGTAGACGATCCTGTAAAAAATGACAAAATCCAAGAAGCTGTAGCCAAATTAGAATCAATACCTTATAGCTATATCAGTGTCGCTGGGAAACCATTTGAACAAATTATGAATCTAATTCGTCGCTGGGTAGTTCAAGAGGTTAAGACAGACGAATCAGGTAAAACTAATGAATGCTTAATTATCTACGACTACTTAAAACTCATGTCTTCTTCATCTATCACAAACAATATACAAGAATACCAAGCGTTAGGATTCCAGATTACATCATTGCATAATTTATGTGTTAAACTAGACATACCTTGTCTATCCTTCGTGCAATTAAATCGTGACGGCATCACTAAAGAAAGCACAGATGCTGTTAGTGGATCTGACAGGCTTGTGTGGCTTTGTACTTCTTTTAGCATATTCAAGTCTAAGTCTCCTGAAGAAATAGCAGAAGATGGACCAAATGCTGGAAATAGAAAATTAGTACCTATTGTTTCTAGACATGGAGCTGGAATTGATGATGGAGACTATATTAACATGCAGATGGTTGGATCTCATGCTAAATTATTAGAGCTACAAACAAGAAATGAGTTAAAGAATGCACCCGTAGGAGATACGGGGCTAGTGAGTACGTCAGCATTAAAAAATATTAAGATAGAAAATGAATCTGAAGAAAATCAAGAAAACACTGAATGACGATATAAAGACAGTTTTTAAAAAGTTAGACATTGAATATGAAGTATTCAACGATAACATTTATTCTACCTGTCCAGTACATGAGGGTAGCGATAACCCAAGGGCTTTGTCTTACTCGATGTCTAAGGGTATCTGGCGATGCTGGACTAGAAATTGTGAGCAACATCATAACAACGACGTATTTGGATTAATACAAGGAGTTCTGTCTAATAAAGAGGGAAAAGACTTAGAATTCAAAGATGCTCTAAGATGGGTATACCAAGAGTTTGGATTGGGAACTAGCATACAAGAAATAGAAGAGCAAGTAGATGATTTTTCACAAATGGTTAATATGCTATCATGCAAAAAAAAGATTTACCAAGACAAGTCTATAGATATACCATGTAAAATAAGTAAAGCATCTGATTATTTTTATCATAGAGGTTTTAAAAAAACTACATTAAAACATTTTGATGTAGGAGATTGTCACGAAAAAGGTATAATGAATGAAAGAGCAGTAGTACCCATACATAATGACGATGGAAGTTTAGTAGTGGGCATGATTGGAAGATCTATTAAAGAATATAGAATTCCAAAGTTCTTAATATATCCAACCGGATTCGATAAAAGATGGTATCTATATAACTATCACAGGGCAGCAGAGAAAGCAAAAGAGACTAAATGTTTATTTATATTAGAAGGACAAGGTGACGTTTGGAGAATGAAAGAAGCTGGAGTAGATAATGCAGTTAGCGTATTTGGAAAAAGTATTACTACTGAGCAAGAACAGAAAATATCTAAACTCTGCGCCACTCATCTAATAATACTTACGGATAATGATCAAGCTGGAAGAGAAGCTAAACTACAAATACATAGACAGCTAGGCAGGATGTATAGATTAACATTTCCAAAAATAGCCAATAAAGACGTAGGCGATATGAAGGTCACGCAAATCAAAACAGAAATTTTAAACAGTCTTAAAGGAACATACTGATGAATACAAAAATAATAGGTATATCAGGAAGAAAGCAATCAGGTAAAAACACTCTTGCCAATTATATGAATGGAGACATTTTAAAAAGAAGAGAAATGGTGCAAGATTTCGCCATCAACCAAAAGGGAGAGCTTGAAATACTTACCTGCACTGAGGACGGAAAGTCTAACTGGGGAATTTTTGATGTTACACGGAAAGACGACAGTTTTGTCTCGTATGCAGAACGAGAACTATGGCCTTTTGTAAAGCTTTACCACTTTGCAGATTATCTTAAAAAGATGTCTATAGACTTGTTTGATCTTAGTCCAGAACAGGTATACGGCACTGACGACGATAAGAACACTCCCACTCCTTACGGAATGACTTCTAGAGAGTTTCTACAACATTTAGGAACAGATGTTATGCGTTCAATTAAAGACACCGTGTGGGTAGACTATACTATCAAGATAATCAAACAGGAAAAACCTCTTGTGTCTATTATACCAGACGTTAGATTTCCGAACGAAGTAGAAGCCATAAAAAAAGCCGGAGGCATTGTTGTGCGACTAGACAGAAACGTCTACGACTCACCACATAAATGTGAGTCATCTCTGGACCAAGAAAATTTTGATTGGAATAACTTTGACGTTATATTGAGAAATAACAATATTAAAATAGAAGAATTTATTGCAGGGCTAGAAGAAATACAACCTTTATGGAGAAACTTATGATAATAACTTATATTAGATCTTCAAGTTATAATAATTATGGATACTGCCAGATGCAATATTTCATTACATATGTCCTCGGACATCAATCAGATAGCGGCAAAAAAGCTGATATGGGGACTATGGTTCACAAAGTGATGGAGGTTTTGGCTGGACTCAAAAAATATGAACAGGATAAGCCTAAAGTCAAATTCCTAAAGGTTGACGACGACGCTATTGGTAAATTTAAGTGCAAGAAAGAAGAACTATATACTGACGAGCTAGTCAATAAATTAATTGATCTTAGCATAGATGCTTATGAAAAAAACTCTCCCCATAGCTTTAACAATAAAGACAGAGGCGAAATAGCCACAACAGCATGGTGCTTCTTAAAGCATAGCGACAGGCAGTTCGATCCGAGACTAAGAAATATACACTACCCAGAACCACATTTTGATATACCAATTGAAGAAGATTGGGCTAAGTTTGAATACGAAATAGATGGCAAGATAGTGCAAGGACAGTTAGCAATCAAGGGAACAATTGACCTTGTAACTAAAATAGACGACGAGACAATAGAGGTAGTAGATTGGAAAACTGGTAGGAGAATGGATTGGACTACTGGAGAAGTTAAGGACTACAAGAAGTTGGAAAACGACCCGCAACTTCTGCTTTATTATTATGCTATATCCAAACTATACCCAGAGTTTCCTAACAGAATTATGAGTATATTTTTCTATAAAGATAAAGATGGCAATCCTGATCCATCGCCCTTCAGTTTGTGTTTTTCCCCAGAAGATGAGGATAGGTTTCTTGATATGCTAAAAGACAGATTTCAAGAAATACAGCGAAATGTATCCCCAAAACCCATTTCTAAGGACAGAAGCCACTGGAAATGCACTAGATTGTGCCATTTCTGTAAAAACGATTGGCCCGATAGTGGAGAAAATATGTGTATATTTATAGAGAATCACTTAAAAGAACACGGAATGAAAAAAACTATTGCAGATTGTAGTAGGGATGGATTTGACATAGGATATTATGAAGCACCGGGATAAAAATGTCTAAATTATTAACCATAGGAATGGCAACTTACGACGATTATAATGGAGTTTATTTCTCCTTACAATCGCTTAGAATGCATCACGATATTTGTAAATCTGAAGATGTGGAAATTATTTTAATAGATAATAATCCTGATTCTCCACACGGAAGAGCAAACGAAAATCTGATGAAATGGATAAAGAATGGTAAGTATGTACCATATACTTTAAAGCGTAGTACGTCAGTTAGAAATGAAATCTTTAGAAGAGCAGAAGGAAAATATTGTATATCAATGGACTGTCATGTATTATTCTACAATAATGCTATCGATAGATTACTAGATTATTACAAGGCAAATCCAGATTGTAAAAACATAGTACAAGGACCATTAATTTATGATCACTTATTAGAATCCGCTGCGTCAACACATTTTAAGCCCGAATGGGGTTCTGGAATGTATGGCAAGTGGGAGACTGATCACCAAGCACTAAAAACTGGAGAACCCTTTGAAATACCAATGCAAGGTCTAGGGGTTTTTTCCTGCGAGACAAAACACTGGGTAGGATTTAATAAAAAGTTCAGAGGATTTGGAGGAGAAGAAGGATACATACATGAAAAGTTTAGACAGTTTGGAGGCAAAGCAATATGCCTGCCAGACTTCAAATGGGTTCATAGATTCGATAGACCTGATGGAGTAAAATATCCGCTCGTATTAGAAGATAGAGTTTGGAATTATTTTGTAGGTTGGCTTGAGCTTACACAAGATCCAGAACATGAAATGATATCTCAAATTTATGAACATTTTAAAACAAGAATACCAGTAAAGAGTTTAGATACGTTATTACAAAGGGCAATCAAAGAAACTTTATAGGGAGCATAAAATGCCAACACCATTATCACAAGTAGATGAAGAGTTTATTCGCACTATGTACGGATGGGAAGAAGAACTCACAGAAGAAAACTTCTATGTGCCAGCAGAAGCAGAGTACGAAGATTTTGATGAAGAAACAGAAGAACATGACGCTGCATCATTGTGGGAAAATATTCGCAAGAAGAAGGAACGAGAAGGTAAAAACTACAAGCCAGCTAAGAAAGGCGACAAGGACAGGCCAGATCCAGAAGCTTGGAAAAAGGCACAGTCTAAGAAACCGTGCGCTTGTGGTACTGGAAAGGAAGAAAAAGAAGCAGAAGGGTGTGGATGTAAGGGTAAAGCAGCCGAGTATCAGGGGAAAAAAGTAAAATTGGGCAAGCCCTTTTTGACTCCTGATGGGCCTAAGAAAAGAAGCGTTTATGTTAAGAATGGATCTGGCAATGTAGTCAAAGTTAATTTTGGCGACCCCAACATGAAGATTAAGAAGAATGATCCTAATAGACGTAAAAGTTTTAGAGCTAGGCACAATTGCGACAATCCCGGTCCAAGGTGGAAAGCTAGATACTGGTCTTGCAAGGCTTGGTAAAATGAATTTTCACAAAAGATGGAATGAACACCTAAAAGAAAATAATATGACCTATTGGCAACACCTCAAGTTTGCCGTAGGTCATGGGTTGTGTTGTGTTAAAGCTGGTATATATTTATGCATACATGGCTTGATGCCTTGTTTTAGGCGTAGAGCCGGAAGTAGGTTGGTACGACGACTCAACAAAGACTTCACCGATCACAAGTACGATATCATAACAGAAAAAGCCAAGAAGAGGTCAGATAATGAGCCTAATAAATAAAGTAGCTTCTATTATAAGTACGTCAAGCAACATTGATGACGTAGTATATTTAAAAAACAAAATTCAATATGACGATGATCTAAGAACCTTAGACATTGATCTAAAGAGTATTATACCAGCCCCACCCAAAAACAGTAGCAGCACAACAACTAGAGAATTAGTACAAACCTCAAAAGCAACTTTGTCTCGTACAAATGCTGAACATGATCTAGTTTCTATAGTTGACCACGAACCTTTGTTTCTATTTTACGAATTTTGTAAAAAGAAAAATATAGTTTTTCCCACGATGAAATTTTTTGAAGCTTTTAATATTATTGAACAATACTCTTTTGCTCTAAAGTATTTATACAACAGACCCAGACCAGAGCAACTAGCCCCTTATCACAATTTAGATATCAACGTAGTGTTTACAGAGACACACCATACACCCTCGTACCCTAGCGGTCACACTATTTACTCAGAACTTGCTGCACATATAGTTTCTGAAGAGTACCCAGAATACAAAAAAGATTTTTTTACTATATCAAACTATTGCGGACTAGCTAGAATACTACAGGGCGTACACTATGCTTCAGACAATGAAGCTAGCAAAATTGCACTAAGTAAGTTGTATCCATTATTAAAGGAGCTTGAAAATGAGAAATCAAAAAGAACCATCACGAATCCCACTGTCGGATCGTGAACCTACTAATGAACCAGTAAGACGGCCTCTTACACCTTTGACCGGAGACGAAAGGGAACAAGAACAGGATGAAAATTAAAGTATTTGCTTTTCAGAAAGATGAAGACGATATACTTAGGGATTGGATAGAATATCATAGCTATCTTTTTGGAAAAGAAAACATATATATAATTGACCATGATTCTAAAGACAGTAAGTCTATAATCACAAACAGTGGAGCTAACCTACTTCACTTTTCTGGCCCCTTTGTTCACAATAAAGGTATTCAGTTAACTAAGGTCATGAATGATAATAAAAATTCATGTGACTTTGTAATACCTTTAGATGTAGATGAATTTCTTATGACACAAGATGGAGGCGTAGAAAAAGAAGATGTGTTAGAATGTTTTAAAGACCTAAAGGGTTGTGGTGCTTACAAAATAGTTTCATATTCAATACCGGGGCATGATAAAGATCCACTCACTGAATTTACATCTGTAAGGGACAATCCTGATCATGGAAGACTTCGCAGATGGAAAACATTCTGGAGATCAAAAAACTTTGTAAGGACAGATCAAGGAAATCATGGCTGGGAAGAAGGCCCATACGAAAAAACAAAATTAGGAATGTTACACTTTCACGACAGAGGTTTTGAGCATTACAAAAGAAAATTTTTAAGGTGGCCTAAAGCTTATGGAGTAGTGGGCGATCAATTAAAGGGTGGCGCTCATTGGTACGAACAGTGGGAAGTAATTAAAGATATGAACAACAAAGAAATGTTTGAGCATTGGAAAAAAACTATTATTGCTCCAAAAAACAATGTAAGTAAATATGAATCATTCATGTTTAAAATAAAAGAATTAAGAAAACTAAGAGGGAAACAATGAAGAATTACAAAGAAATCAGTGGATGGTTTAATTATGTTGATACGTTTGATTATTTAGTAAGCAACACTCCAGATGGAGGAACTTTTGTTGAATGTGGTGCATGGCTAGGTAAAAGCTCAAGTTATTTATGCAGTATTGCAGAAGCTAAAAACTTGAAAATATACATAGTTGATTCTTGGAAAGGATCTCCAACAAGATTAGCAACTACGCATAAGTTAGCTACAGAAACCGATATATTTGAAATTTTTAAATCAAATTTAGAAGGCGCAAATTATACAGCGATAAGAGACTTGTCGGTTAATGCATGTAAAAAATTTGAAGACAATTCATGCGACGTTGTATTTATAGACATGGATCACGAATACGAATCAGTAAATAAAGATATAGATCTTTGGTTTCCGAAGGTAAAAAAGAATGGCATAATTGCTGGTCATGACTATTCAGGTGGGTGGCCCGGAGTGATTAGAGCTGTTGATGAGCATTTTGGAAAATCTAATATCACTAAAATGGGGCAATGTTGGATATATAAAAAGGAAGCATAATATATGCATAAATCAGCATACAAACATGCAGAAAATTTCTACAATAAATACTGCAAAGAAAATATAAAGAATAAAATAGTAATAGATATCGGATCTTTAGATGTGAATGGTACAGTAAACCCAATATTTAAAGATGCTAAACAATATGTTGGCATAGATCAGTGCGCTGGTAAGAATGTAGATATAGAAGCTAGTTCTCACAGTATACCATTAGAAGATCAACATTGTGATATTACTATGTCTTCATCTTGCTTTGAACATGATGATATGTTTTGGGTCTCTTTCTTGGAGATGTGTAGAATTACTAAACGTGGAGGATACATATATGTACAAGCTCCGTCAGATGGAAAATACCACGCGCACCCAGTTGACAACTGGAGGTTCTATAAAGACTCTTGGGACGCGCTAAGAAAATGGGCAAAGTTAAATGATTATAACCTTGAATTAATTGAAGGATTTGTAGACGAAAAAACAGATGGACATTGGCACGACAGCATTGGAATTTATAGAAGAGTGTAAAAAACTCGTCATCTTGCTATAATTTAATAGGACAGGTTACACGTTGCAAAAGGATAAGTATGAATTGGTTCCCGTTGCATAATTTCACACATTACAGCTTATTAAAAGGTTTCTCAAAGCCTACAGAGCTTGCCAAGATATGCGCTGATAATGATTACCCAGCCTGTGGTATCGCAGACTATAAGACTATATCTGGATGCGTTTCGTTTTATCAGGCTTGTAAGAAAGTTGGCATAAAGCCTATACTTGGATGTGCCTTCGACACCAATACTGTATTTGCAAAAAATAAAAAAGGTTGGTTTGACTTAATAGAACTAGTTTCTTCTATAGATGTATCTGGAGATTTAGACGATAAATTTTATAAAGAAGTTATGTCTAGAGATAATCTTATATCTGTAGAAAAAAATATATCTGCTAGCTATTATGTAAAATCAGAACAGGCCAGACTGCACAGAGTATTGCTATGTTCTGAACTAAAAACAAATCTACCAAAAATACAAAAACAAATACGAAAGGGAGAACTAGACAATAAATATTTAGAATATTTTACAAAAGAAGACAAGTTCGTACAGCCCCAACAAGTTACCAAACAGCTAGAAGAAATATATAACACCTGTGAAGAATATGATATTCTCAGTGGGCCAATGCTTCCTAAGTTTGTATGTCCAAACAATTTATCAGAAGAAGACTATCTAACCAACATGGCTCGTGAAGGATATAAAAAGTTAGTAAAAAGCAAGGTGGGTAAAGATAAAGACAAACAGCAAGTCTATGGAGACAGATTTAGAAAAGAGTTAAAAGTAATTAAAGATGCAGACCTGTTTGGTTACTTTTTGATTGTACAAGATATTATTAGACACATAGAAAAAGATATGAGATGTTTAGCTGGGCCGGGAAGAGGGTCTGCTGCTGGTTGTTTAATATCATATCTGGTTGGCATTACTAAAATTGACCCTGTAGAACATGATCTATTATTTGAAAGATTCTACAATGCTGGTCGTAATACTGGAGGTCACGTTTCTCTGCCGGATATTGACATGGACGTTCCGGGCAAGAGAAGAGATGATGTTATAGATTATTTAAAAACTAAATATGGCAAAGACCATGTAAGCCAGATGATTACGTTTGGTAGATTGCAAGGACGAAGCGCTATTAAAGAAGTGCTTAGGATAAATGATGCTTGTTCTTTTGCAGAAATGAACGCTATAACAAAAAGCATACCAAACGAAGCTGACATATCAGATCAACTTGCAGAAATGGAAGACGAAGATAGATCAATTATAAGATGGTCCTTGCTAAACCGTGCGGATGAGCTGCGAGACTTCTGCCATATTACAGAGGATGGAAAACTTGAGGGTGATTACGCTGAGTATTTTCAACAAGCGATTAATATAGAAGGAACATTTAAGACACAAGGCAAACACGCCGCTGGAGTAGTGATATCAAAAGATCCTCTCCACACTGTTTGCCCGATGGTTAAACAGAAAGGATCTGACGAAAAAATAGCGGGATTAGAAATGGCAGACCTAGAAGCTTTAGGTCATGTAAAGTTCGATGTTTTAGGAATTAACCTCTTAGACAAACTCATGAAAATTAAGGAACTAACTAATGGCAAATAGAGATTACATCGTATTCGACTTTGAAACAGGAAGTCGTAACCCTCATAGAACACAACCAACACAAATAGCCGCAATAGCCCTAGACGGTCGAAATTTAGCCGTTAAGGGGTCATTTAATAGTGAGATAAAGCCCATACTAGATGACGAAAAAGCTTTAGAAGCTGGACTAGACCCCATAGAAGACGGAGCATTAAAAGTCACTGGTAAGAATCGTAAAGATCTAGCAAAAGCTCCAGCCTTAAAATCAGTATGGAATAAGTTTACTAAATTTGTAGACCAATATAATTGGAAGGGCGAACCATTTTTTGCTCCTATTCCAGTGGGATATAATATCATTGGGTTTGACATGCCGATAATCAATAGACTATGTGAACAATTTGGTCAGTGGGACAAGAGCAGGAGTCAGCAAAAACTGTTTAGTAAAGTATATAAAGTAGACCTTATGGATAATATTTTCATGTGGACAGAGGGTGATCCAAGTGTAAGGTCGATTAGTATGGACTCTCTACGAGAAAGAATGGGCCTATCTTCAGAAAATGCACACGATGCCTTGCAAGATGTGAAGGATACGGCTAATATCTTTATAAAGATGTTGAAGACTCATCGGGCAGTCTACCAAGAAATTGAATTTGAAAAGGCATTTGCAAATGGACGAACATACGTATCATGATTTGCCATACGGTTTGAAAAAAACATATAAAATTACTCCTAATGCAGAAGCAGCAGAGTTTTTACAAGCAGAAGTTCAAGAATTTTTTGGATATAAATCTAAATCCAAGAGAGAGAAATATGCTGATATATGGATTAACGAAAACTATGGCATCAATGTTAAAACAGACAATCTAAATTCTCAACAGAACAAAGGTCGTCTTTGTACAGCAGAAGTTAATCAGTGGCTAAAAAATGAAAATAACAAATTATCATTTATATTCATTGAGTATACTAACGACAATGGTGATCTAGAAATACAAAGCGTACAAACAAGAAACATAGAAGAGGTAGAATATGAAATAAGTAACCAAGGCAAAGGTCTACTACAACCAAAAAGGTACAGAAACAAAGTAGTGTTTAGATCAACCATATCTAGATCGGAATGGATGGAAGAATTTAAGATTAAGTATGCGGATTTTATTGACAAGCAAATAAAACGATTTGAAGAAAAGAAAAAACATTGGTGTTAGATGGAATATAATGACAAAAAAACTTGGCAGCTTTTTGAAGAAGGTAAAACAAAAGGTGTCTTTCAGCTAGAAAGTAACCTTGGTAAATCTTGGTCGAAGAAACTTGCTCCAAATAATATTGAAGAGTTATCAGCTTTAATTGCGATTATTCGCCCCGGATGCTTAAAAGCATTTGTTGATGGTAAATCTATGACTCAACATTTTATTGATCGTAAGCATGGTCGTGAAGAGGTAACATATTTGCACGAATCATTGGAAGAGGTATTATTGCCTACGTATGGAGTGCTAGTATACCAAGAACAATCCATGCGTATTGCTCAAAAAATAGCTGGCTTCAATCTTGAAGAAGCAGATGAATTACGAAAAGCTATTGGTAAGAAGAAAGCAGACCTTATGGCTAAAGTTAAAAAGAAATTTATAGCTGGAGCTAAGAGAGTCAAAATTGTGAACAAGGAAGAGGCAGAACAAATATTTGGATGGATTCAAGCTTCAGCTAGATACGCATTCAACAAGTCACATAGTATATCTTATGCTGTCTGTTCATACTGGAGCGCATACGAAAAGGCTCATAACACAGAGGCTTTTTTTCTGTCTTATTTGTATTACGCCAATGAAAAGCAAGATCCTCACCAAGAAGTATATGAGTTAATATCAGAAGCAAAGCTTTTTGACATACAAGCTAGAACACCAAGCCTAATTAATTTTGAAAATAAGTTCAATGTTAGGAATCATAAAATTTACTTTGGGATTAAAGACATTAAATCGTTGACAGGTAAAACTGGAGACAAAGCTATGAGTGCGATAAAAGAAGCTGAAGAAGATATGAATAAAGATATCTCTAAATTTACATGGATTGAGATACTACTATTTTTTGGCTCAAAAGTTAGTTCTACAGCCTTCAAAGCGTTAGCTTCCATAGGGTTCTTTAGAGACTTTAATGGTAAAGTATCTAGAAATAAAGCTTTGTATGATTACGAGATTTATAGAATTTTGACCAAGGCAGAACAGAAATGGCTTCAAAATAATTATCAAGATAAAAAGTGGACAAATTTAATTGACGCACTTACCGATTTAGCCCCAACCAAAAAACAGGGAGGTGGCACTAGCAAGATAGAAAGAAAACAGCTAGTAGAGAATGAAATACAACTGCTCATAGATCCACCATACGACTTGGAAGATGATGCAGCTTGGATTATTGATCAAGAGACTAGGCTGTTAGGATGTCCAGTAACAATGACTAGAATAGAACGGTCGGACACATCTGCCGCCAATACCACATGCAAAGAAATTGTCAATGGAAAGAAAGGCAAAAACTTGTGCGTAGCAGCTAACATACAGAGACTAGCTGAGTATAAAATCAAAAAGGGCGAATCAAAAGGCCAAAACATGGCATTTTTAACAATAGAAGATGACACCTGCATACTGGACAGTGTTGTAGTATTCCCCAGAATAAAAGAAAAGTATAAATATATATTATATGAGGGGAACAATTTAATATTCTGCGGCTATGTTAATAAAAATGATTCCTCGTTGATTGTGGAAAATGTTCACGAAGTTTAGTTGTGTTTTATTGCTGTTTTAGCTAATATACAAAGATAGGAGAAAATATGAATAATTGTTGTTTTACGGGTTATCTTGTTGAAAATCCTAGAGCTAGGCATGTAAACAATGTCTTGTTGGTAGAATTTACAATGGTAATTTATAACTATAGAAGGACCAAATCTACTGGAGAAAAAAGCAGAATACCTACGTACATTGTGTGTGAAGCTTGGCACACGGGCGCAGAGACAATAGAAAAGTTTGCAACTAAAGGAACTAAGATGACAGTTCAGGCCACAGCTAAAAATATAGACAAGGACCACGATGATATAATTTTTAGAATTAGCGAATTTGATATTTGTAAAAACGAAGATTTTGACGATTGGACGGATTTGCAATGAGAAAGAAAAAGATTCTTTTCTGTAGTGAAGCAACATTCTTAAATACTGGTTACGCAACATACACCAGAGAAATCATGAATTATCTTCATAGCACCGGAAAATACGAATTAGCAGAATTAGGATCGTATGGAGAACAGGATGATCCGAGAGCTAGAAATATACCGTGGACGTATTTTTCAGCCATGCTTCCTAAAGATCCTAGCCAAAGGGAACAAGAAATATTTAAATCTAAATATACCATGCAGTTTGGAGAGTATGCATTTAAAGATGTATGTTTACAATTCCGTCCAGATATAGTGTGCGACATAAGAGACTTCTGGATGTTAGAATTTCAGGAAAGATCTCCATACAGAAAATTTTATAAGTGGTGCATAATGCCAACGGTTGACGCAGAACCACAAGCCACTCAGTGGATACAAACATATAGTTCTGCTGATGCTTGTTTAACTTACTCTGATTGGTCTGGAGAGTTATTAAAAAGGCAAAGCGATGGAGCAATAAATTATATAGGATCTGCACCTCCATCTGCACACTCAGCTTACTCAGTAATAAAAGACAAGAAAGAGTGCAGAAAAGAACTGGGATTACCAGAAAACGCAAAGATTATTGGCACTGTAATGAGAAATCAAAGGAGAAAATTATATCCTGATTTATTTAAAACCTTCAAAATGATTTTAGAAACTGTTCCAGATCCAGAAAATTATTTGCTATATTGTCATACTAGTTTTCCAGACATGGGATGGGATTTGCCAGAACTAATGATTAAAGAGGGCATAGCTTCAAAAGTAATTTTTACTTATATATGCATAGAAACAAAAAAAACATATTCCACATTCTTTGCTGGTCCTACTTCTATTTCTCCGTTTACCAATAAAATGTCAGGAGTAATAGCTAGCGTACAACAAGGTGCTTCGTATGATAGCTTATCAACAATCATGTCCTCTTTCGATCTTTATGTCCAGTATGCTAATTCTGAAGGTTTTGGATTGCCACAAGTTGAAGCTGCTGCGTGTGGTGTTCCAGTAGCTGCCGTAGACTATTCTGCAATGCATAGCGTAATAAATCAGCTTGGAGGATTATCTTTAAAAACTAAGGCTCTATACAAAGAAATGGAAACTGGCTGCATGAGGGCTGTTCCAGACAATGAATATGCCGCAGAAGAAATATGCAAGTTTTTTAAACTAAGCGAAGATATTAGAAAAAACACAGGTAAAGATATTAAGCAAAATTTTCTTAAACATTTTCAATGGGACAAAAGCGGTCAGGTCTGGGAGAAATACTTCGATTCTGTAGAGATAGAACCAGATGAAAAAACGTGGTTATCTCAGCCAGATATACAAAGACCCGCAGCTAAACCAGAAGAATCAGAATTTAATAGTGTTACAGAAATGACTAACTTTTTAATAGACGAAGTTTTGCGTCAACCAGAACACAAAAATTCTTTTTTCAGTCTCAGGCTCAGAAGAGATTTACTTTATAGATTTTCAACTAGTGCTGTCGATGGAATATATATGAACGATAGCTCAATGGTTGGAGACCCTAGCAAAAAAGCAAACTTATTTAATTTTGATAAAGCATACGAAATAATGAAGAATAGAAGACTAGAAATTAATATGTATGAAGACATAAGGAAAAGGGCGTTTAATCTATGAAAATCTTATATATTGCACACTACAAAGAGTCATCTGGATGGTCTAATGCCGCTATACAAAATGTATTAGCACTACGCAGCGCTGGCTTAGACGTTGTATGTAGAGACATAAAGCTAACGAATAAAGAACATACTCCCGATCCAGTAATAGAGGAATTAGAGCGTAAAGACCTGAAGGGCGTTACCGATTGCATACAACACGTATTGCCTCACCACATATGCGGAACTGAAAAATTTTCAGGTAAAAATATTTCTCATTACGTGGCTGAGTCTATGTTTACTCAAAAAAATACTTGGCACACATTTTTAGATTTAACAGATGAAGTGTGGGTTCCGAACGATACTCTAAAAGAAAATACCAAACAATTTGTCAATAAACCAGTACATACTATTCCATATGCTTTTGATACATCTGTTTATCAAAAAGAATACCAAAAAATAGATTTAGACCATCATAACAGCTCATTTAAGTTTTATACTATAGCTGATATTAACGAACGAAAAAATATTAAATCAATAATAAGGTGCTACTATCATACGTTTAAATTTTATGAAAATACCGTACTAATACTTAAGATATCCAAATACGGAGTTCCAGAAGAAACCTTGAGGCAATCTATAGGTCAAATGTGCCAAGAGATACAAAATGAAATGAGGATGTATAAAGACGTTGGAAGATATCCACCTATTAGAATTTTTTGTGAACGAGTACCAACGGACACTATATATTCAATTCACCGAAGCTGTGATTGTTTCGTTGGCGTTTCACATGGGGAAGGTTGGTCTATACCAGCATTTGACGCTATGTGCTTTGGGAACAAGCCAATATGCAGCGACGAAGGTGGGCCAAAAATGTTTATAGATAAAAATGATAAGACTTCAGGATCATTGATTTCTGGATCTTACAGTATATGCAATCAATCTGACAGTGCTTTTGCGCATATATTTACTGGATCAGAATTCTGGTTTTCTCCTAGCGAGAAAAAGGTTTGTGAAACAATGAGAGAAAGATATAATAATCGTGAACGACACAAATCACCTTGGGAATTAGGTAAAAAATATTCTCACAAAGTTGTAGGACAACAAATGGAAGAGCTTTTAAAATGAAAACATTACAACTATTTATGTCTGATGTTAACTTGGATAACAATAATATACTCGTAATAGGACAGGGCGTTCTATCTAATGAAATTATGGAGACCAATCATAATTTTTACATAATGACAGAAGAAAAAATAGATAACCCGTTTGAAAATTTACATCAAATAACATCTGGGCAAATACCTACTTCTATTGGCTTTGATCTTATCATAATGCAAGATTTTAATGAACAATCTTTAAGAATTCAAGAGGGTGTGTCCAAAAGACTTAATGTGCCAACAGTCAGATTATACAGAGATGGACCACCAGAATCTGTAAATCCTCAAAATAAAGAAATCTTTAAAAGATTCTCTGGTGATATTAATGTATTTTTTGACATTCTTAACTACCAAAGGTGGATAGTAAATCCAGAAGCTACAACAGAAATAATGACAGACGAAACGTCCAGCAAATGGAATGAAGTTTTTCAATTAGTACGTAAAGGATAAAATATGAATTTAAATATAACATGGGACGAAAAACACGATATAGACAATTACATCAATATTCATGTCAGTGAAAACGACTATTTAGAAAAAATAAAGAAAATACCAGACGCTGGCTGCAAAGTAATTCATGTGTCAGAAGGGGCTTATTTACTAGATTATAAGAGTGTTTTTGAATTATTGCAAATGTGCGTAACAAAACTAAGAATGAACGGAAGAATTTCTATATCTGTATTTAATTTTGATTTAATATGCGCTGATTATATTGGCGGCTCGTTAGAATCGGAAGTTCTTAGTCGATATTTATCAAATATGAATAGCAATGTAAGATATGACGAAGTAAGTCGAATTTTTTATCAAAATAATATCAAACTACAAGGCATAGATAGAGCAGAATACTATCAAGTGCTACACGGAAGTAGATAATATGAGAAGATCTAAGTGTGTTACTACAACAAAAAAAACAAGAAGAAGTAGAAAGTATGATGACTTTATTACTATAGTCTTGTTGCACGATCAAATAATTAACAGAATGAGGTGTCACGAACCCATATGTTTTATTGAGCTTAATGATCAACAAAAATTAATAGACAAACAAATACAAGCAATAAACAGCAGATTTAAAAACTATGAGCTAATTATATCTATAGGTAATTATGCAGATAAAATCTATGATCATATAAAAAAGAAACATAAAAACAAATCCATAAGACTCATAGAAAATATGAATTATATGGACACTAATTCCTGCGAAAGTATTAGGCTTTGCATCCACAATACAAATAACGACAAAATACTTGTTATAGACGGAAATTTATGTTTTAACGACAAAGTGTTTGACAACTTAGATTTTAACAAATCGTTTGCCTTGGTAAATAAAAACAATGAAGAGAGTTTAGAAATTGGAGTAAATGTACACAACGAAAAGATACAATTTTTGTGCTATGGAGCTAGTCAAAAGTGGTCTGAAATATTCTTTTTAAAGGGTAGTAAAATAATACTTGATTTAGAAAGCACACTAAACAAAAAATCTTTTAAGAAAAAATTCTGGTTTGAGGCTATAAATGAATTAGTAGCCAACCACAACATTGCTGGATTTATAAACAAAAGTGAAATACTTAAAATAAAAAATATTAAAACATACAATATAGCTAGGAGACAAAATGAAATTCTTGATTGACTCATATAGCAACCCAGTAAATAGTACGCAATCTATGTATTTTCACCATCATATAAATGCGATGGAAGAACATGAGTCTTACATAACAAGCCCGTCTTTGCCGCTTTTTGACACTCTTGACGCATTTGGCCCTGACGTATACATAACATCTGCTAAGACTTTAAGATGGGACTATGTAGAATATATCAAAGATACCGGGTCAGAAATTAAGACATTTATAAGCCTTGATGATACTAAATTAGGTAATATACATAGTGTGGTAGAAACTTTAAAAGAAAACAATATTAAAGCAAGGTTTTTCTTAAACGGAAGTACGCAGATTGGATTAAAATCTTTAAAAATTTCTACTATTCCAATTCTTCCAGCTATAGATAGCAATTTAAATATTTACTTTAATGAGTCTCAAAGATACCAGTGGAAAAATAAAATAGATTATCTTATAGTTTCTAGCTCTGTTGAGAATTTGCACATACCATCGTCTATAGGGAATAATAGCACCTTTCATATATATTCTTCAGATGGCAAGGGAGATTTGCTTGAAACAATAGTGACTTGCAATAACGAATTATTTCATAATTACCATAATATTATTTTCGACAATTTAGATTTAGGTGTAAGCCAAATGTTTTTACAAGCTATAATTAGCGGAACTCCAACGTATTATTTTGATCCCAACGGTAATCATGATGAAATGTTATCTAGGATACTAAAAACTGAGCAAACATTAAATTGGTTAGATAAATCTAAAGTTACCGATTTTTCAGACATAAGAAAACACATTCAAGAAAAACACAAATCAGAAAATAGAGTCAAATCACTACTTTCGCAACTACCACAGGTGTGCCATGCTTAAACAAGATAGAATACAAGTGCATATGCACCTATATTATAAAGATCCATCTATTTATTTGATGGACAAAATAAGACAGAAATGGGATGGAAGAGTTAATATATCCTTAAACGACGATGGAGAAGCTAATGATACAATTGTAGAATATGCACAAAAAATATTTCCAGAAGTGCGTACCGTTACAACTCCAAACTTAGGAAATGATCAAATAGGTTTTAAAAAATCTATCGCCACAAACAAAGAGTCTGGCAAAGATTGGATATTTTATGTTCATGACAAATCTCAAGATAAACAGAAATGGGTAGATGACATAGTAGACCCAATAATAAATCAAGAAGAAGTAGTAGATGAATTAATAGAAAAAGACGAATATGGAATTATATCATCTGCTAAAAGATGTAACAAAATATTTGATGAAGAATATCTTATAGAATTTAGTAAAAAATGCAAGCTTTCAGAAAAGAATTTAGTTGTAGGGTCAAGACATACTCTTGTGTGGTTAAGAGAATTACAATACATATTGTACGATATTCATGGGTTCATAGATAGAAAAAATATCAATTTTCAGTTTACTGCTGGAACTATGTTTCTAATTAACGAAGATATCGTCAAGCTGTCACATGATTGTATACATGAAAATTATTTTGAAAAACAATACAGACCAGATGGAAAAGTCGAACACGCATTAGAGAGATTTTATTATTATGTTTCAGCGTGTCTTCGTAAAAAAATAATGTTTATATAAGGAAACAAAAATGAAAAATTTAGCAATTATTATTGGTGATTCTGGAGTAGACATAAAAGGCATGAATACTCTTATTAGTATAATTTTAAAACACTGCGATGTTGATAATTTGTCTATTTTTTCTGATCAAATAATAGGTAATTTACCTTGTTCTAAATTTTGTTTTGCCGAAGTAGTGTCTTTTCAGGGTGAGATAATCGCATTTACTGTAAACGACGTATTAAGTATTTTAAAAATGCATCCTAATAAAAAACCATTATTCTTGTTTGACAAGCAGAATAGAGGGAATATGATAGAATTTATGAAGTTGTTAGATAATATTAAATTAACTATAATATCAGAAGAGTGCCAAGAACTTGCATTAGAGTGTTATCGTATTACATCACAAACGCCAAAAACTCTATTACAAGCTTTAGGTATAAAAAAGGAGATAACTTGATAATAATATGAAAGATCAAGACATAATTAAAATGTACTCTAAACAAAAAATGAGTACCTACGAAATAGCTAAACAGCTTAACACTTATCCCAACAAGATAAGAAGAGTATTGCTAAAAAACGGTGTGCATATGAACGACAAAAGCACAGCCCAAAAAAACGCAATTAAAAATGGGACTGCAAAAATACCAACAAAAGGTAGATGCAGGAGCAAGGAAGAAAAACTCAAAATAAGTTCATCTCTAAAAAAGAGGTGGAGCGAAATATCAGAGGATGATTATAATGAACATGTAAGGAAGGCTAAAGAGCGTTGGAGTAATTTGTCAGAAGCAACTAAGAGATCCATGAATGAAGCAGCAATCAAGGCGATACAAAAAGCTGGTAAAGAGGGATCTAAGTTAGAGAAATTTCTAGTTTCAGAATTAAGAAATCATGGGTATGAAGTAAGACCTCATGTTAAAAATCTAATACCAAATGAGAATTTAGAAATTGATATGTATTTTCCAGATATGAAATTAATAGTAGAGATTGATGGACCGTCTCACTTTATGCCAATATGGGGAGAAGACAAGCTTAGAAAGCAGATAAAAGCAGATTCTCACAAAACTGGGTTGATTTTAAGCAAGGGTTTTGCTATAATAAGAGTAAAGAGTCTAGCTGACTCTATCTCTCTGAGTTCTAGGGAAGAGCTAAAGGATAATCTAATTAAGCTTCTAGGTGAAATAAAGAAGAAGTTTCCAAAACAGTCTGATAGGTACATTGAAATTGAAATATGAAAGGACAAGAAATGGAAGTAGCAGAAGATATGTTTGAAGGAGTAGAAGAATTGAAGACACCATCAAATACTGATACATCAGTAAAAAATGTTGTGTTAGAAGATGCGCCGTCTATGCTTTCTCCAGAGTGGCATGACTATGCCATGACACTTTTTCAGGAAGACGAATTAATGAACGGTCATCCGCTAGTAACAGGGCTTAGAAGGGTTTCTGAGTTAGTTCTAGGGCCGATGTCTTTTAGTGGTCCAACGTGGGTAAAGCCCACAGATCGTGATGATCATCATGGAAGGGCTACTGTTATATTTACCATAGAGTTTGCTAATGGTCTAAGGTGTGCAGAAGTAGCAGATTCGTGGGAGGGCAACACTGATGACATGTTTTGCGCATTCGCTGTGGCAATTGCTAGCACAAGAGCAGAAGCTAGGGCGCTTCGTAAGGTTCTAAAGATCAAAGGTGTTGCAGCGGAAGAACTTACCAAAAAAGATACTGCTAAAATTGTAAGAGATCTATCTAAGCAAACAAGCAGTACATCTGGCGATTACGACGATTCCAGTAGAATGAGCGATGCACAATTCAATTTTATTGACGTTAAATGCAGACAACTAAACGTAAACGGCAAGAAACTATTTAAAGAAGTGTGCAATGTAGACCAAAATCGTAAAGTTTCTAAGAAAGCTGCTAGTGAAATTATTGACGTACTCAATAACTATCAAAAAGACAAAAGTTCAGTACCCGATGGTATTGTTGGTTATAACGAAGAATGGAGAAACTAATGAAGTTAACTTATACAACAGCGAATAATAGAATTAGAGCAGAATTTGATGCAGACACGCATCGGGAACTGTTTACTCAAATTTCCAAATTCCAAGAAGTATTTGAGGAAACTAAGTGTGGAAAGTGTGGTTCTGAGAATCTTAGATTCGTAGTAAGAACAGTAGACGAAAATGAATATTTTGAACTACGCTGCGCAGACTGTGGGGCAAAGCTAGCCTTTGGATCAATGAAGAAGGGTGGAGGGCTATTTCCCAAGCGTAAGGACGGGGATAATTGGCTACCAGATGGCGGCTGGCTAAAGTGGAATCCAAAGACAAAGGCTATGGAATAAAACCATTCCAGTGAGGGGAAAGTGAATGGTGGGAGGGGCTTAATCGCCCCTCCTTTTTTTTACAAAAAGTCTACTGTAAAATACAGAGCATATTGTTTCTTTTGACCAATCTGAGTTGGAGAGCAAGACAAAGCTACATACCAATCGTGTTGAGTAAATCTACCACTGTCTCCCTTTCCGTAGTCGTCAGCGTTAAGAGCGAGGTCTCCAGTGATATATGTAAGGTATGATCCTGTCATATCTGCTGCTTCTCCAGCTAAACCGCTTGGTCCGGGCGAGTTAGTCAATGAAATAGCTTGAGGTTGTGAAGAATATGTTTCTCCGACTACTTGCCAAACATTGCTAGTGGGGAAAGCTCTGTGTTGTAACTGTGATGTTGTGTGGGGCTTACGAACTTCGTATAAATATGTAGTAACATCTACAGCATGACTAGTAGTAGTTTGTCTATCATATATAATTACTTTTGGTTGTGATGATCTAACGGCAGTTTCATTTGTAAACCTAATATTTAGTGTAGCGTTAGCATTACTAAGAGTACTTAAATTTACTGGAGATGAACCATTAATCTCTACAGTCCCCTGAATGCCATCTCCACCAGTGGTGGCATATGCATTATTGTGAAGCTGAAGGGTTCCATCAGCGCCGTTTTCGTCAACAATCCAAGTTGTTTCTTGGACACTATTAATAGCTATAGGGAAGCCAAAATCGCTCCCAAAAAACCCAATTCCGCTGCCGTTTTGGTAGTCAATTACCTGTTGGGCATCGCTAGTATTCAAATTTCCTCTAAATGTGATTTCTGGCATGTTTTTTTCTCCGATAGTGAGGGAACTATGTTATTATACACGAAAAATTAGCTAAATGTAACCGTTATATAGTTGTGCATTTGATACCCCGTTGTTGAGTCTGGATCTTCATGTAGGGCTATTCCTATGTCATTATGGCAGTAGGAAAATACTTCATAATATCCGGGGTGCTTATAAGTATAAGATTCTGTGACCTCGTTTTGAAGGTTGTCTTGTCCATTATCTTCCACAGAAATGCTCACACTTCTGGTCCCATATACCCTTCTCTGACCACTAGTGCTGGGTAAAGACACTCTAGTCATAGAACTCCTACGTTGTGGGGGATGGTCACACATCGGCCTGCTTTGTACCAAGCCGTTTAAAAATGATATTACAGCTCCATCTCCTTCGGAATCCAAGGTCATTACTACTGGGAAGTTATTAGGCTCAAAGCCTTCACCAATTTCATCCCAATCGCTGTCTCCATCTACTGGGTGTGTTAATGTTCGTTTCTTAGAAAATGTAGTAGTATTAGTGTCTTTACTTTTTGCGATGTCAAAACTTACAATACCCCCATCATCATCAACTTCCGTGACTTTTATAAGCACCCCCCTGTCTCCTGCCAATATGTCGTCTACTGTATAGTCTGTTCCAGCGGTAACAACAATTTTACTTGCTTTATCTACACCGATAACTAGTTTATCCCAAAAATAACCATATCCAGTTAATAACTTACCTCTTCTGTGAAAACTTGCATTCCAGTAAGCTTCAGGTCTCAACACTGTACTTGAGTATATTTTATCATTTTCTGCTACGCTGTTTCCGTCATTGCCTGAATTATATTTCCACTTTTTTAATACTGAATCACTATTATCTGGAGTATAATCTACTTTATTTCCATATGTAGGAACTCTGTAATCTATATCTAGTTCGATGGGATGAACATTAATTGTGGTGTCTACATATTCTGTACCGTTCCATGTAGGCACTGTTTTTTCTTCTGTAGTAGGATCAGTTGCGTCTGCATTAAAATGTAATGGAGTTGCGTACTGCGGTAGCCAAGCGGTATCTTCTCTAGGCCAACCATCCCAAACATCTATATGTACAGCTCCAGTTCCAAAAGAATATATACTGTCACTAGCACTGCCCCAAACCACCGTAGTCCCACTAATCACTCTGCCTCCGGGGTCTGAACTCCAAGCAAACATGGCTCCAAGAATAGTTACTTGTGGGCCTTGTAACCCTCCACCTCCGTAAAATACTCCTTGAGTACCAAACGTCTGACTCGTATCAACATTGAGGTCAAAGCCTCCTTTTTTGTATAATTTTCTTCTAGCCGCAGTAAGGCCAACTGCTCCCGCTCCCAAAAAAGGACCATCATCACCAAAAAATACGTATGACCCATTGGGTTTATAAAATGGTGCTTCTTTGGTAACATACGCATCATATTTTGGACCGGCATAGCCTGCTGGAGCATCATTGTAAAGATGCCCATATGCCTCCTCTACTGTTCCGGCAATAGTGCTAAAGGAATGTCCACCAAACAAATCTGTACCCTTGGGGTATCCTGTGTGATTGGCTATATTTGCATAAAAATTTCTTCCTCTTTTCTGAGAATTATTGGTTATAGCGTCAATGATCTCAGTATTTTGATCTTTATGTCCGTACAGCTCTCCGGTTAAAAAAGAAAATTGAATTTGATTTTCATTTGAAGGAGTGAGACTTAATCCCGCCGTCTGAGGTGTAGAGTTGGGAAGTGTTAATAGAGAAAATCGTGCAGTTTGTAAATCTGAAAGACTTCCAATATTAATGGCTTTTAGTACTTTGTCATAGTCATATATTGGCGATCCGTCATCTGCTCTTGTTCCTAGTGTAGCAATTTCTGCTGGCAATTGTTCTGTAGGATACGATTTGCCGTCTATTGTGACTTTAGATTTTTTATAACCTAAAGGAAAAACTGGCCCCCAGAATACAGGTATATCTCTATATTCTATACTATCTAAAGCGACATTTGTTGAGTCGCCTATACCAATAGCCGTGTTAACTCGACCAACATGAGTTTTCTGAGCATCAGGAGTTCCACCCCAAGCGTGTTCGTGACCATTTAAGTTGCCTCCGGGTATTCCATTTCCCGTTTGATTAAATATTGTATCTTGAAAATAACCATTAGCTAAACTTCTAGTCTCCGTCGTCGCTGAATAAATTTTTCTCCATATGAACTCTGGCAATTCAGTTTCTTTTATAATGTCTCCATTAAAAGTTCTAAACCAATCGTCCGAGCTTGCTAAAAACTTACCAAACTCCCAGTGGCCCTCCCAAGCTGGAGGTCTTTCTTGAACGACAGACTCCCCTAATTTTACTAGAATATTTTCTCCATCTATAGAATGAGCAATAGCAACTTCACCTCTAGTAAAAAGATTAGCAGATCTATTGACAACCCTAATCTTTTCTACTCTATATTCATTACTCCAAGAGCCATCTTCTTCGTTTGTTGAATGTCCAGTTCTTATAAAGTTGGGACCAAAAGCGTGGGGATTTTTATTTTGGACTTGAACTGGAGCGGCTAATCCAGTAGTAAAATTAGACATATCATTCTCTCTTTGAGAACCATAAAACTCATCAGGATTTCTATTTTCTAGATTTCCAGTATCTAAATCGCTAGCAACAATTTCTGCTCCATCTATATCTTCTAATATAGTTACCAAAAACGCTCCACCAGTTTCCCAAACTCCTAAATTATGATTGTATATTAACTTTAAAGGAGCGGCAACCATTGAAGAATAATCTTCCTCAGTTATGTTTACATAACCAACATCTGCTGCGTGTTCGTTTGGTGTCTTTGCATTTTTTTTACTCTGTTTGTGTGCATACCTTGCTCCACTATGTCTGCGTGGGTGAGAGGCAAACAGGGTCGAAGACTTAAAGGCGGGAACTCTATCTTTACGTTCGTTGTGTCTCTTGTGAAAATATATACGAACTGATTTCTCAGTTCCAAGTTTACTTTCACCACCAATATTAGCATAGATACAACCATACGTACTATTCTGTATTTTTCTAATAAGCTTTTCATCTCCTGTTACATCGTCTCTTCTCTCTTGATAAGTGCTTTCATTTGTATATTCAATTAGATTCTTTATATCTTGTTCTGAGATTGTTATAGCAGTAAATGATCCATCTGTTTGTGCTAAGTCGTATTTCCATGTGGGAGTTGTTCCTATGAGGTCAGTTATCATGCCCCATATATTACTATATAGAGTAAAGTCAATAGCGTATTGTCCTTCCTCATTTTTCGCACCCAACTTGATCGGTGCGTTTTTGAATACTTTAAAGTCTTTTTCTGACATAACAGCTAGACCATATTTTTGCAACGGGGCTATATAAAAATAATGACCGCTATCTATAGTTGATACTGCATTTCCTTCAAACATATCAATCTCCTAATCGTAATATGATATTTCGTTGTCGTCGTCAATAGAATCTTTATACAACAAAAGATCTATGGGTTGATCCATACAGGGGAAAATATTGTGCCAAGTAGAAGAAGCTGGATGAAATACTTCGTCAATGCTAGAAGATATAGAAAGCCAATACTGTTTATAATACTGAAAAGCATTTTCTGATAATACCTTACCAGCATCGCCTGTAGCCTTAGCGCTCTGAACTGCACCAGTAACGTTCGTCATAGCCTTAGACGCAAAATCTCCATTGTCTGGCTTTTCATTTGCATCTGCTACACTACCTACACTAGAAGTGGCGTTTCCTTCTTCGTCTACGCTCGTAGTATCTATACTTCCCTTTTGGACATTGACTGTCATGGCAAACTGATTTGGTGGTTGAGCTTCACCTCTATCTTCTGCTGTCAGTTTACTCCCGTAATCTTTATCTTTTTCTGCTTGAGCTTTTCTTCTAAAGATAGCCTCTTCTTTTTTCATAGTAGTATTATTACGTGGGTTAATAATTTGATCTTTAATTAACCTATTTGTTTGATCTTTAATTTTTTGCTTATCCCTACTCATTTTTGTCATTAGGGCTTGTTTTTGTTTTTGCATTTTCCCAAAAGAAGGAGTGTAGCTATCCATAGTAACAGTCGTTCTGATACCAGTAGTTGAAAAAGAAACATTAATATTTGTTATAGCTGGACCGCCAGTTGATAAAAACCCTCCAATGCTCATGCCTCGGGGCCAACCAACCATAGTAAAAGAAGCTCTTTCTTGTTCCATGTCAGCTTCCGCAGTCTGCTCAACAGCCATGAAGCCAGCTTTATTCATATCTGCATATGATCCACCATAGTTCCAAGGGGCTAAACTTTCGTCATGACTATATTCAATTTTACCATCGCCTCCAGTTTCGTTAAACCAAGGACCATAAGATCTTTCAGTAGACCTTAAAGGAATAGCTGCCATTTCTGGAAACAAAGGTCCGGGCGAGAACATCTTAATTCTTCTATCAAGACAAAAACTTAATCCTTCTACAGCCTTCATTAGATTGTTTCTTATCTCTGTAGAAGTAGAATCATCACCGCCCTCTAACTTTATTGCTGATGGGATTGTTACTGTGGTGAATCCGGGCATACCCTTAACAACATCTTCTCTAAAAAAGTGTCCAACATTAGAAGCGTTAACCTTCATAGACTCTCCGTTAGTTTCCGTTCCCTCTTCTGTTAAAACAGCTCTTGGAATAGTTATTAAAGCATAAACATGATAGTAGTTTTGTGGGCCTTGTTGAAGAAGAGCTTTATCTAAATCTATATATTTCACGATAACACCCGGAGAGCCTTCATCTTCGCCATCAATTGCGGCTTGAAAACCTCCCTGAAGCACCAGATCTGGTGTTTTTCTTGGGCCATAAATTTTAGGCACAATTGGATTTATTACTTGCTCCTCGCCTTCTTCGTCATATATTTTTTTCTTCTCAACTTTTCCCTCAAGGTCTGCTCTACGATAGGCAGTGCAGCCATATACATTAACCGTTCCTCTTTTAAAAACAGGAGCAACAAACAATCTTTGGTCTAAATCTGCTTTTACGAAAACTGTATGTTTTGTACCAGCAGGCCAAGCTCCATTGCCTTGTTTAACCGCCTGTTTTCCAGTAATTGGATTATATGAATATTTAAAAGTAGTATCCTTGTCAAAGGAGTCCATACTTATAGCGTCCTCATATGGAAGCCTAACATAAGGAGGTACTCTACCATTTTCTTCAAAGAAAGAACGTATGATAGGTGGAGCGTAAGTGCCATATGGAGGATCATTACCACCAGCTGGTTCAGGATAATAATTAAACACATATTCACCCACGGCTGCATTGTATCCTATGGTTAAAGCCCCTCTTTGCCTCGCGTCGGAAAAACTTACAGTCTTCAAGTGTTCCGTATGCTTTATGTAGTCGTATGTTCCGTCTACGCCAAGATTTAAGGCGGGTATGCTATGATCATTGTTTCTGGGAGGAAAGCCGTAAAAATATTTTTTAGACCCATAATTAAGATTTGGTTTTTGAGGTATTTTAATTAAGAATTTTTTCCCTAAACATTCATCTGCTACAGCTTTTACAAAAGCGAAAACTTTTTTTGCATTATCTAAACCCTTTTTTGTCATATATGCTGAAACTGCATCTTCAAAGTTTTTATTTGCATCATTACTTGCTCCTCCCTTTGGAGAATTAGCTTTAGGTTTTGCTTGTCTTAATTGTTCATTAGCTGCAACACCCTTTGCATCTACAACTTTAGGGTTTTTATTACTACCGCCAGTGTTAGAACCAGTGAATAGACCAATAGCCCCAGCCCTACCCCAATATAGAGGATATCCATAAGGAGGAGAACACCACTGCTCCGTATCCTGTCCATTCTGCCAATGAAGATGATCTATCTTACATGGTGGATGGGTACATCGAGGGACGGTACATTCTCTATTACCGATGATCGTTCCGTCTAAGCCAAGAAAATTTAGAATCGATCCAGTAACACCTTGATTAAAAAAATCTAAATTATCGATGGCTTCACCATCAAAGATAACTTCATGGAAAACCATATTATAGGATTGTAAAAATTCTACCCATTTGTCAAAAGATATATCAGCAGCTCTTAGTTCCATTTCTGTAGTAACATAAAATTCACCAACCCCCATAGCGTTACACGAAGTAGCATCTAAAATAATTTGAGTCCACGGGCCACGACCTCTTGGAAAAGTCACGACGTTGCTGTGCAAAAGTCCATAATATGGAATAATTTGTTTTTTTAAATTTCTGTCTATTTCATGTAGACCATGAGAACCGCCCTTGCGATCTTGTTTACCGTCAAAATAATAATGAGCTACTTCATTTGCTCCAGTTACAAATCTGTCGGTTACTTCATTAGCTAACTCAACTCCAATGTCTTTGCTAGTTACATCAAATGGTAAGTCTGCAATATATGAAGCAGAAACCTTTCCAGATGGATTATTCCTATTAATGGTAGTAACCTTTATTATGCCATCGATGTCATTGTTGTTGAATATTGAATTCGCATTCGCGCCCCAAGGAGGATATGTCATTGTATTAGAAAAAGGAAGCAAGTGTACCATAATTTCGTGATTACAAGCATCTGCTAATTCCATACAAAGGTCTAATATACTCATTGTATCATAATTAATCTGATACATAGGATCTGGAATAGGTATTGCTTGTATGTCTATAGCATATTTTTTATTTCTGAACTTACAAAATCCTCCATATTGTAAGTATTGACTGCTCGGGAAGGCTGAGGTCGGAGTCCATTTATGAAATCCGGTTAACATATTTAAGGCTTGAAGAACTCTAAAACAAGGTATTCCTAGTTCTGATCTAAGAGAGTATCCTATTCCTGTAAGTGGTCGATCTAAATTAAAAGGACTTGTTTCAAATGTTCCGTCAGCCTTTACAATTTCTTTCGCATCTCCACCATCATCCGGTATGCTCCAGCTATTTTTCGTATAGCTTGCATTATAGAAATCTGCCAACCGTGCGCCACTAGTTTCATCTGTCAAGTAAATATGTTCTAAAAAACCATATATATTTATAAGATTATCATTACCAAATGTAGTTCCAGTATGATTGTTTAATATCAATTGGAAGTTTTGTAGTATTTCTCTAGGATCAACAACAGTAACATTATGCATAGTTCCACCAGTAGCATCTTGATTAGTATTCCAAGACTGAAGTAGGCCACCAAAGGCAAAATGCGGAGATTGCCCAGTGCTTGTCCAACCGTACAAATCATATATTAATTTATGAAATCCGTTAACCCCATCATCAGGATAAGTAATGTTGTTGCTGTCTGGACCCCCAATGTGACTCGTATTATGCCCCGTCATAGGTTTTTGCAAGCTTTCGCCAAAACAAAAGAATACTGGATCACCAACTTCAATATCTTGGTATTCGCTTGTATCGGTATATCCCGGTACGGAAGTCGAATTTCCTTCCTCATCAAGAGTTGTGGTGGCGTATTGCTCTTGGCCTATATAACTTGTTCCTGTAACTGTTTGTCTCCGTCCAAATTTATCTACTTTCTTATGAACAGTATTGACTACTGAGTCTTCTACAAGTGTTACGTTCATGGTCGTAACGCTATCACCGAACCCGCCGTTTAAAGAAAAATCAGCGACAGAAGCGCCTAAAAATACATGTTGCGGTAAGCTAGGATTAGAAGCGCTGCCATATGAGCCAAACTCTCTTTTTAACTGGGGGGGAAGAGTGGTAGTTGTGGTAGTTGTTATTATCCCGCTAGGTGGCTCACGAAACAAAGTCGTCTTTTGTTTTTCACCTTGAAATATTTTGTTTTCTTCATGACTATCAAGAAAAGCAGATTTAGCTTCGTTGAATTTTATTTTTTCATCAAGATAGTAATAGTCGCCATTCTGAAGTTTTACTTCTACATCTTGTTTTCCCTCCTTGGGCATTTCTTCTTCTGGTATCTCGATTGGTAAATAAATTTCTTCAAATATACCAGACACACCAGAAGGAAAAGATATCGGACTTTCATATCCTTCTTTAACTTTAATACCACGAGAAGTCGGAAGAACAGTATCATAGTTTATGCTAAGGTCTTGAACAGTTCTTCCTTCTCTTCTAAGCTTAAACCAAATAAGATTTGGTGTTCCAGAGGGATAGGAGGTTGCTGGATCTCCTGTAATAGTTCCATCTCCATATGAATTGTGTTGACTACCGCCTACTACGGATTTTGCCTCATTATAATGCAGTGGTTGAGGGTCTTGATCTTCTTCTGATTTTTTATAAAAGTAATCATTAGATACATTAAAGACTTTGACTTTTGGCTGTATGTCATAGTCACCGATTTCAATTTCTTGTGTTACTATCCCACTGTTGGTGTTCCAGCCACCAGATGCCTGAATAATCCAATATGTTGAACCATGAAATATATGACTTTTTGGAATATCAATATAAAATTCTTTTTTATTTTCACCGGGACAAAAAACAAAATCGGATTTATATATAGTTGGTGTTTTTTGATGGAGAGGTTTATCGTTCAGTACACCTACGCCATCCTCTATTAAATTTTTATTGTATATTGTAACATTTGCTTTAACTATACCCGTTGGTCCAATGTCTACGCCTTCAAGCATAAACGTTGGATTGCTATCTAGAGTAAGTTGAATTTTATAGTCTTCTTTTACCCGCTCTCCATCGGCTATTCTTTTTGCTGAGTCATGTTTAAAGTATGAGCCACACGAAATATTGACATCTGGTTTATCTATTCCAGAAGCCTGCCTAACATCCAAATGGCGGCATAAATCTTCATCAGACATCCCCTCCAAATAACCGAACCAAGGAGGCAGGTGAGCTGGTTGTATATCATAATCATAAACAGAGAACGATTGTAAGAATTGCCCTTGGCAATTATAAGAGCCTATTACCGCGATTTTCCACTTTGTTGTCCCATGAAATTTTATACTTTTTGGAATCTCTAAATTCAATTCTACTTTGTTTTCACCGGGACAAAAAACAACTTGACTTACTTGGTATCCACCATTAGATATAAGCCTTGGAGATTCTTGAGTTAAGAGATCTTCTGGTGGATCTTCAGCACCAAACCTAGCGCCCTCCACGTTGTCTTCATATATATAAACTTTTGCTAAACATATTCCCTCAGAAGTTGGAATATCATTAAAAAGAAATGAAGGAGTACTTTGCAACACAATGTTAATTTTGTATTCTTCAGGGGCTTCCGGTGAATTGTGATTATAAGTCGGTTCTAGACCTTCAACGGAGACGTATGGCAAAGGTTCTATTCCACTTGCTTCTCTAGTGTCTGAATGCCAACATTCGTTGTAATCATCTATATTCATAATAATTTACCTATGATGGATAAGGCTCGTAAACCCAAGTGATATTTCTTACGTAACGATTCTCGTTAGGATTCCAAGTCGAACTGTCTGCTGTTGTGTAAACAAACTTATTAAGACTTGATGACGGCTTATAACTAGTTACAATTGTAGAAGTTCCGGGTCCACTGCTATATCCCTTATTGGGAAAGTAGACAACTTCAAGTGTGAAGTCTTTCGTGCGTTCGCTAACGGTTCCTGTGTCTTGTAAAATTGGTCCTATCGATCTTCCTATTACTGGAACTATATTAAGAACAGTAGTGCCTCCACTGTCAGTGCATTCTATTTTTTCAAAAGAAGTAGCTAGTACGCCATCTACTTTAATTAGATTTTCAGGTCTAGTATTATATACTACTGTAAAATCAATGCTTCCTACATTATAATTTCTAGTTGTATTCCAACTTAATGAACTAGAGTTAATTGAATTAGAAAAAGTGGGGAATGTGCTTTTAATTTTAGTTACAAATTGCTCGCTGAAGCTACTAAAAGCAGTTTTAGCATTGGTCATACGACTCGTTGTTGAAGAAGCTGAACTTAATCCTAGTATGCTTCCACTGATAGTAAATGAGGTATTTGGATCTTCTGCTGACGCACTATATTCTAAATTATATTGAGCTAACGCTTTTTGAGAACGTGTAGAAGGAACTAGTATAAATGTAGAGGTTTTAGTAGCCTCTGTTGTTGTAGGGTTTACGGAAGTACCTGAAGTAAAATTCTTTACTTTATAAAGTGTTCCAGTTTCATCTCCTCTCCAACCACTTCCAGACAAATAAATATTTTCACCTGTGGACGATGAAAATCTAGACTTGCTATTTACAAAGTCAACAGCATTAACAGATCCGTGTTTGCCGCCGCCAGAAGATGCAGAAGCTGTAATGGTCTCTGTGGCTGTATAGTAACCGCCAGTTAGTAATCCTTGATTAGAAGAAGTTAGATGGTCGTAATCTTCGTTAATAGTTATTGATAAACTGTAAGAAAAATCAGTATGATAATACGTATCCTCTCTACTATGACCCGTTTCAAAAGTTATAGAATATTTTGAATAACTTACATACGGGCCTTCTTCGTGATTAATGCTTTTTACTTGGCAGCCATAAAATGTCTTTATTAACGAACCTTGGCTATCATTAATTTCTATAGTATAGCTTTTGAATTCTGTTAAAGCATCATCCAGCACTTTTTGTTTTGCAAAAATTGCACTTGCGCCAGTAGCAAAGAGATAGCCGTTCATCGTTATCGTTGTTATTACAGAAACTTCGGTATTTGCAGTACCAATACCAGTGATACTAGTAGAAGAGTCCTCAGAGGTAACAGCGTGTTGTACAGATATAAGCGGTGCGCAATGTTCAAAAGTATAATTATTTGTTGTGCCAAAGTTAGATCCAAATTTGTCATTAGGGTCATCGCTTTGTCTTTCTGGATATATATAGATGAGGTTGCTAACTTCAGGAGTATCTAAGTAATCTTGAAGTTTTTGTTCTTCTTCTTTTTTATTACTCATTCTTAGTCATCTCCTTGAATTTGACCCATAGGCTGTATGTTAAATTCACCTAAAATATTAACTTCATCTGGTTTCTTAATACGTAGGGTGAAAAAAGTTTTAAGTATTTTTTCCTTATGTTCGCCATCATCGTCTAATATTGGTTCTCCGTCGTCATCGTACATCATTTCTTTTTCTGTCGAAAGATCTTTAGCGCCAATCTCCACGGTGTGTAGCATGTAATGAGGAATTATTTCTGATACTTCGCCAGTTTCGTCGTCATAAATAATCTCGTCTGGCTCCCACTCTTGGTGGACAACCCCACTTCTAATAAATAATTTTGCCGAGTACCTCCCAGTTCTAACTATTTTAAACATACCTCTTGGATTATTTTTTAAGTAAAATGTTGCATGTCCAGCCCTAATGCCTCCACTACTTTCGTTAGATGCATCATATTCATGCTGATCTAAAGAAACATCAGCCACAAAATAGTCTTGCCTAAAAATGTCAGAATGAAGTGTGACTGCTGATGGTTGTACTACTATGTTTTTTGGTTGTTTCCATTCTTTATGCACGAATAAATTATATCGAACATGCTCATAAACAGTAACGGACTGTCCTCTCTCGGCTGATAGTGATTCACTTGCTGGAGTATTTTTTGAGTAAATATTAGCCACATATTTAGTTTTATAAGCTAATGTTTCCCCTTCTTCTACTGAAACTCCAGAGTGGGGCAAAGGATATAGCGGTTGACCAGTAAGGTATAAAGCTTTCCAAGCACCTCTCGTTTCCCAATCTGAGTTATAACTACTTTGCGGGGCTTCTCTAATCTCAAACCTACTAGCGTCCTCTCCCTTAAGTGTAAGGGACGTACTTAGTTCATCTTGATCATCATTGTGGATAAAAATATTTAATAAATGGACTGCACCGTTTTTATTGCCGTACTCTCCAATGTGTCCTTCATTTTCCAAAAATCTAGACTGAGATATTGGATTGTGAATAGCTCTTAAAAAAGTATCTTCTATTGGATCACCATTTTCGTCAAGTTCGGGATCAAAATTATCTTGATTAACAAACTTAAACACTCTGCTATGAGGAAGCATTGTATCGCCACCGTCTTTAAAATCTTCATCCTTATACCAACCACCTCCAGTTTCCAAAGACCCAAGAGTTGGCAAAACTGGAGCTTTTGATAGATGGATGGGGTCTGAATAAGCAGGCGCAAAAGTCTGTAGTCTAGCGGGAAGGTATGTCCAATTAGCAGTGAGAGAATAGGTATTATTAGTGGGATCGTATGTTTCACTTTCAATATTAGAAAAAATTTGTTTTTGATCATAATAATTAGTAAGAGCTTGAGGTTCATGGCGTGACAATAGATCGGCAATAGATTCCCATTCAGAATTATTATTACTCCCGTTCACAAAAGTTACATCTAAATTAAGAGTTTTTAAAGCTTCTGTGACACTATTGGTGTTTTGCAATCGTGGGCCATTGAGTTTTCCTATAACTGGTATGGCAGCAAAAACATTCCTCTGCGGTGTGAGAGAAATATTTACATCTTGCTTTGTTGCATTTGTAATAATAAAATCATAATTAGATATATCATAATCAACTTGGTAACTAATGACATTGGTTGTTCGATCTAATGTAGCGCTTTTCTTTAATGCAGATCCCATGATATCCCATTCGTCATTCGTTCCATCTCCCGAAAAACCTCTTAAACTCTCCGTGTCGCCAAGAAGACTAGAGTTTAATGCATTAGAAAATATTTTATCTGCAAATTCTTTAAAATGCTCATAACGAACTGATTCCGATCCTTCGACTAAAGATTTGAATTCTCCGCTTATGGACAAAACAGAAGCAGCTGAATCAGCGCTACTTTCTCTTGACTCATTGTAGCTTGCAATCGCCGTCATAAAGGGAGCTTGGTTCGGCACGAGAATTAGTGTTTGAGTTAATGAAATTTGCCCAGTTGTTGGGCTTGAAGAAGTTTCAGAACTGGTAACATAAACATTCCACACTACCCCTCCACTATTATATGTATCTCCATTACTTAACTCCCAATATTCCATTAGTTCTGCCATTCCCCTGTCAACTTCAGAGACTCTAGCTGTTATCTTATATGTAGCTGTTGTGTGACCTCTAGTAGCAATTGTTTTATCTGATAGGTCGATGTAGCCTAAACCATCTTCAGAGCTTGTAGAAAAATTTTCAGTATGCTCTAAAAATGTAGTTTCAACGCTAGACTCTGATTTAAAACTAGCAGTAAATTTGCACCATCCAAGCCAGCTACCCTCTTCAAAATCTAAAGTATTTAATTTGCAATTGTAAAAACTTCTTACGATTGTTCCATAGGCATCTGTTATATTAAATTTAAAACGCTTATAAGATGTAATATCATCATATAAATCATCTTGAGCTTCCATCAATTTGTCAATGGGCTTGGTTGGCGGGTTTTCTGCTAATTCTTCCTCAGTTAACGGTTCTCCAAACAGAACCCCATTTACAGTAATGGTAGAACTTTTAGAAACTTTGCCATAAGCAGTTTCAAGAATTTCGTTTTGTATAGAGATGCGAGGAGCCATGCCACCAAAACTAAATGTTTCGACGGCGGGACTTTCCTCCCCGGATGCGATAGCGGCTTGTATGTCGTCCTCGGTATACCCAAATATTTCTGCGGTTAATCCGTGACGCTTATCTTCATCTTCTCTTGCTGGCACGTTTTGGTCCTCCTCTAGCAACTAAAGACATAGTACTATGTAAGTTTATATCATTTAGTTTGTCAACATCATTTTCAGAATGCTGGTCCACTACTGTTTGATAAGAACCGTAATAATCCGATGGAACACCACTAGCATATAAGTTGATAATTCCAGAATCTTGAACGGCACTATAGCAGTATAAGTCTGCTTTATTATACACGGAATCACGCTCAGGCCCAAGCGATAATAGGGGCAAACTGCCAGATTCTGGGAGTCTATAAGCATCCGTAAATAAATTCATATCATTTTCAATAGGTCTTCCAAACAGGTAAGATCCTCTGACAGCTTTGATGTATGGTCTATGAGTAACGTAGCCCTTATCTAGCTTGTCTTGACCAGAAACTTCTATGAAAATTTCACCTTCAGCATTTGCCACTACTCTTCCTCTCTGGAAGAATTGTTTATTTGGAGTAATCCCATTAGAAATATTGAAAACTGTGGATTCTATTTCAAGGTCTCCATCTCCATATACCCTGCCAGAAATATAGGTGTCTGGATGAGGGAAAGAAGGTCTGAGCTTCCTTAACATGCCGTCATAAGCAAATACAGAGCCTGCCTTATCATTACCGGATATTTTTTCAACAGGAGCAGAAATACCAAGAATATAATCTCCATCATTTCTCTTAGCTCTACTTAAAGATATATTACTTCCAAACATAATATTTTCTTGAGAATTTTGAATTCTAGTACCACTGCCCAAAGTAGATATTTTATGAATTTCATCCCAAGTCTGTTCTTTAGTTCCCCAATCTGCTATGCGATTCTCATAAGTAAAGACAGAACCATGATTGAGTATGGAAACGCCACTACTTATAAAATCTACTCGTTCGCTAGCAAAACCTAGATCGTGAGGTATAACCGTAGAAATATCAAACTGATTATTAAATTCTTTTCTGATAAACTCTGAGGGCGTATGCTCAAAGAATATATCGAAAGAATGGTTTGGAGCAGATATAGCCAAGATGTCAGAATCAATAGCAATGTCATAACCAAACATGTCTGATTTATAAGAATTTAATTGTAAAAATTCATTTGTATAATTATGATTTCCATATATTCCAGATGCCTGTTCTGGATTAATCCCGCTAAACCCAACGCTAAGTTGCTCTGGTCTTATCTTTTGAACACAATCCCAAGGTAGTCCAGTTGTTATTTCTAAGGAAGTAGATCCGGCTCCATTGCTCTTACTTGTATCTTTCTCTAAAATGTAAACAGCTCCAGCCCCACCGTTAAATCCAACTTCTGTTCCGTATGTTGGACCGTTGAGAGAATTAGAAACAACATCATCCCACTTAGTAATATTAGTAGTATTATATGGAGTAAATGGAGCGCCAACATAAATCTTGTCATCATAAATAGTAACTTTATATCCAAACAAATCACCGGGATATCCAGAACCAAAGAAATTAAAATCTAGATGGTCTTTACCAGTGGCTCTCATTAAAGGAGGAATTCTTTCTTGATATCCAGCATCTTTGTAAACCACGCCGTCTACAGTATCGTGGAACTTAGACTTGGATGAATAGTGAGCTTGAACTACTTCAAAATTGTTTACGTACCAATCTTCATATAGTTGATCTATTGCTTCGTATTGTCCTGCTTTTCTCATTGCATCTACAGTGCTTGACTGAAGAGGTGGTGGTAGTTTTCTAAACTTACCAATGTCTACAACCTCATCTATAGGTAGCATTGAATCAAAAGGCTGTCTAACAAAATCTTGAGGAGGCGTAGGTAGGATTTGTTTTTTACCCTCAGTGTCAGAGTAAGAGGTGGCAGATAGGCTATTGCTTTCATATCCTCCAAATCTATAATTTAACCCATCATTGTCTGGATAAGCATTGATTAATCTACTTGGACTAGACCTTTCTGGAGAAATTATTTTGTAAAAATCAGGATACTGTCTACCAGCTTCAGGAGAAGGGAAATTAGTATGAGGATACAGGCTACTTAAGAAGAAAGCTAAATCTCTATTAGCAGAGTCTGAACCTTCAGCCTTAATAGTTGGTCCTTGTATAATACTGGGATCACTAATAATTGTAACCCTAGATTTGTTACGCCCAACAAAGTATCCAGCTTGATGGTATACTTCTTGAGCAATTACAACAGGTCCGTCTTCTATATCTCCAGCTCCAGCCCCATATCCAAGAATAGGCTCTTCTGCGCATATTTCACTACCGGGGCTAGCTTGTTCACAGTACTGTTGGCTAGGATGGCTAATTTCTCTTAAATAATCTTGTTGATATGAATATTCGGGACTGCCCGGAACTGTTACAAAGTACTTTTCTGTTATAGGTGTTTTAGTTTCAATGTATTTTTGGTTTACAGGAATTCTTACTCCAGAAACAGCAAATAGCTTAATCGTTCTGTTGTTGGATAAGTCTTGTTCGCTGCCAATGTCTGCTTTTCTATAAGTTTGATTTCTGTGAACAAACAGTTCTATTTGCTCTACATCTGTCGGAACTTGTATGTCTACAGTCTTTGTTGGTACAGATGGGCTTAGTGATATGGTTGCCCCAAGACTAATAGTAGTTTCAGAAAAACTTCCATCATCACCATAATCTTCAATAGTATATGAACCACCAGAATCTTGGTTTTCTAGACTAACGTTTCGACTACAGTTAGATATGTATATATCAAACGGCTCAGATTCTAAAGCGGTATCATTGTGAGCAGAAAAATACAACCTAAACAAATTGAAATCATCATGGTGTTCTTCTTTTTCTGGAACACTAAACGACACCTTCGTTATTCCAGTTCTTAGCTGTGGTTCTATATTACTTGCTGACCTAGTGTCTTGAATTGATTTTTTGAAAGCAGCTAATTTAGTAGCACCGTTTAATTTAATTGGAATAATATCATGAAAGTATCCTGTGCAATATCTTTGACCACCAATTACAACGCAATCAATGTTAATAGTAAAGTCTTGTACCTTACCTCCAACGATGAAGTCAGATGCAGAATCAAATCCTTCTAACACGCTTCCATAAACACTCATATTGTTTAAACCGCCGCTACCACGAGCATCTCTTAGAGAGGCGTATCTATTCTGACCATCTAAGAACAATGGCCTCATACTTACTCCTAACTGCTCGCATATGTATGCGGCAACATTTGCCGATTTAATGTAGTGTTGATCAAGAGATGATTCGTCCTCAGAAGAAACCTCATTAGCTTCTCCTAATGGATTTTTACCATATGTAATAACAAGCTTCTTGTTGCCCAAGGCCAGAAACTCTTTAAGTCTTAATATGTCACTTGAGCTAGGCATTTGGTCAGTGTTAGCTATCCAGCCCACATCGTATGCGTTGCCAGACATTCTAAGATCATCTAATGAAACATTAACACTGGACATGTCTATATTCAAAGATGTCATTGAAGACTGTATTCCGCTATCTTTAAATCCAGACTTATATGTTTCTCTCTGGGTAAATCCTCCTATTTGAGCAACCTTAGACTCTCCATATTCATTTTTTGCTAAGATATTAAAATACAAATTAAGATTTATATCACCTTCAGAACTTAGTAATACATCAGTCCTTTCTGTTGCAGTACCGGCTATAAGGACAACAGAGGAGCCATTATTATCACTAAGTTTTTCTTCTACTACAAAATTTATTTCTGGCTCTACACTATAAAATTCTTCAAATGAATTTATACTAGAACTTAGCTTTGCTTGTAGTACAGCATCTTTGCCGTCGTATTCTGTAGGGTTAAACCAAGCACTATTAGACTGTACATTATTCAAATTGTAAACAAGAGAATCAAAGTTACCACTAGCTTCAGACCACATAAATGCTATTCCAGAGTATGGGGCAACATTTTTGGTTGGGAAATTATACGTAGTTTCTCCAGCAATATTGTAGCCTATAATTCTCTCTCGTTCTTGAATAGACTCAGGAACTGGAGGTACAACAATAGTTTTAGTAAGCTGTTCGTAGGCTGCAAACATTGGAATAGGTTCACTATTCTCTCTGTTGTTAGAGTGGGGAGTTGGAACAACAACTTCATCACAAGCAGTACAGTTCCAATCTTCTGTCTTGTGGGTTCCGTACAGCATTGCTAGATTATGCTGGTAATTAATCCACAATACGTTTCCCTTACAAGGTCTGTATTCGCATTGGTCCCAATATTTTGCTCTTAAATCTCCCTCTGTTATAATTGGTAGTTCACATCTAGAATGAAGGTCTCTGTAATTTTTCTTGGGTGTGATTCCTATTAAGCTAAACGAATCTGTTGGAGGCTTAGTAGTTTCAGTACATTGGTACAAATCAGAAGCAAAGTCATCGAAGAACCTAATGTCTCCAACGCCAAAGCCTTTTAGCTTCAACCCCTTAAACTGCCCTATTGGACTCATAGTTTTTTCAGGGACAGTAGACTGTCTAATGTTATAATAAAGGTCTGTGCTTGGTTCTACTAAAGATTCTTCTGCGTCTCTAGCAGGATAGATACGCATCTTAATTTCTAATTTTTCCAATATATAATTTATAATGTTATTAGAATAATTATAAGCTCCACCGGCTTCGTAAATAGGATCATTGCCTACAAGAACTAGATTCCTATCTCCATAAGCGAGCCATTCCTTAATATTGTTTATTACCTCGTCGCTCTGAAAAGATATCTCTGGGGTAATTATAAAAGCTAGCCCAGCATCTTGAGGTATACTAAGCTCCTCATTGTATACGGTTCGTCTGAAATCATATCCCATTCCAGAAAACATACCAGACATAGAAGGTAAGAAATACTCAGCATCTTCTGGTTCAGCTAGGCTTTCATGCAAATTTCCAAAAGCATAGAACTCTACCACTTTACTATTGTGTGGATAGTAATCTCTACTCTCTAATAATCTAACGGCTCCAGCGTTAACATAATTTTGCCACTGCCAATTTTCACCACCGTAGTTAGTTTCCTGCGTGGATTTTTGATCATACCTGAACCAAGTTATAGTAGAATCTCTTTCTCCCATGCTGTCTGTAGGACAACCAATAGCCACCAAACTACCATCCTCGTTGGTGTCTACGCTATATCCCATTCTAGATGTAGGTATATTATTATATAGTTGACTCCAACCTCCTCGTGTTGATTCTTCATCTCCTTGGGAATCGCTTGCTCCATGTAATTGAGAATATGTAATTTCTTTATTAAGCCTATATGGTTTAATTGAATAGTTCTCTATAAATCTAAACCTTAAAGACTCAGAGGATTTGTCCCAAAGTTCTTGTTTTAGATTTTTTGTAAAGATAGTATCAGTAGATTTTTCTTGCCATTCTTTATAAAGATTAAAAGCTTCTCCAAAAGTAGCATCTGAAACCTCTCTGGCATATTCAGTAGATAGGTAACTAATGTAAACATTTTGTATATAATTATCTAAAGTATTTTCATAATTATTATTGTACTGCCAAACCTGCACTGCGCTGTCTGCGTATGGAGACCCAATAACCAGTGTTTTTCCGTCGTCGCTAATCGCAACATCATGACCAAATCTATCTGAAAAATCATCGTTATAGGTAGTAGGCGAATCTATGTATTGTACTAACTCAAAATTATTTTCGTCTTTGTCTTTTTCAAATACAAATACTGCGCCGCCGCTAGGAGGTAATAAATTAAATTCAGAATCATCATTGTTAAATTTGCCTAAATCTGACCCTAATAATCTAAACGCATTATTTTGATTGAGGGTAGGTATATCTGTCAAGTTCTTTAAGCACTTAACGCTTTGGGCTATCCAATCTTCGTCTATAGCGCTGGTAACTTGGACATAACCTTCTGCGGCTTCGCTTCCATAAATTGGAGCATTAAGAACGCCGTTGTCGTAAGTATATTGTTTGTAATAATCAATGAACTTATTTAAAGCTCCAGTTCTTAAACCGTTGTCATAATATCCAACAGCTTGAGTTCCTAATGATCTAGAATCATCTACGTATATGCCAAGCAAAGGTGGTAGCCCACTATGTATTACGTTCTCAGTTAATGGAAAAGTAGTTTGGAAGATGTCTACTAATTCATTAAACATTAGATCGTCACGATCTTTATACTCTTGAGTTTCTACTCTATAAGAATAGTGTCTATGGACTTTGTGTTTAGTAATAAAGTTTGGTTGTGGATATTGGAAGTCTAAAGAACTTTCCTGATCAACATCTCCCCCAAGAACTGGCTCAAGTAGAATAATTTTAATATCAAAAACTACTGGTGGGTCGCAGAAATATCTAAATAGTATATCTCTATCTTGAAGCTCCTCAAGTATAGAAGACCAAGTTTTTCCCGGTGGATCAGATACAAGTTCGTTATTGAATATAATCATGCCTATCGGGACAGGATAAGGTTCAACAGGAGAAAAACGTCTACTCCACATTGTACCCGGACCACCAGCTATAAGGACATCCTTATCTTCCCTAGACGCACAGTCTAAAGAATGTCCAAGCTCTCTGCCTTCACCAAGGTTATACCACTGTTTTACTTCTGCTCTGAATGAATTATCTACTCCGGGGAAGGTCTTAAAAGTAGATGAATATGCATCTCTTCTAAATCCTGTGGGTAATACAAGTTGTTGTTGTAGAATAAATTTAGCCTTGTCGTCTTGATTTGTCCAATCTGCGCCAGATGGTTCTGGATCTTTTTTATAGACGTAAATTTTACCAGAATTTTTTAGAACATAATTTGAGTCATCATCATTGTAAAAATCATTCGCCCCAAGCGTTAAGTCTTCTTGGGGATGACCAACCATTAACATATCTTTATGAGCAGTAAGTCCGTGTCCAAATCCTCCACTTGGAAGAATATTCTCAGCTGTTAGTTTTAATCCAGAGTAGGCTACCTCTGGAACAGTTTCTCCGGGCTGAAGACTACTAGTGCCATATTCCCATTCTGACATTTCTCTAGGAACTTCAAGTATTTCTGCATCACCAGTTTCTCCAATTACCAAAACGCTATAAGGAGCCTTTGGTATTAAGTTGGTGAATTTTCTTATTCCATAATAATGATTTTTGTATGTTTCTGTCAAAGAACCAAAAGCGGGAACGCTACTGTTAGTGTAAGTCGTAAACGATCTAATTACTCCACCGTCCACGCACTCTGGAGAGTACCAAGTTACGTCGTGAGTTTCTAAAGGTTGTTCCGTACACTTCAAGAATGCAGAGCTTTCGCAACCACCATAGCACACAGTGTTAACTCCCCGTATTTCATCAAGAGAAGAAACTGAAGTATATTTTTCGTCATTAGGACTTATGGGTAATCCATAATTAGTTCCATTCCAAGAATAAGACTCTAAATATGTGCCAACTTGACCTAATGGTTTTTTGTTGTATGTATTCATTCCGAAGTTAGCAAACAAAGTATCTTCTATTGGCCTACCAAGAGAAAGGAGTGGTAAGCTAGCGTCACTGTTGAAGGTTACGAATTCTGGACCCCTAGTTATCATTCCCATGCTACCCTGAACAGAATCAATTAAATTTTCAAAAATGACATCTTCACAATAAGCAAAAGTACTAATAGACGAGGACTTAGTGTCACCAGAAAAATCGTAAACATTTAGAGAAAGTGTGCTACTAATATTTACAGCGTCAGGAGCAAAAGAGTCTACCACCAAATCTACGCTGGCGTTAGTATATTCAGGGCTACACCTAACATATAACGGGAATTTGTCTGGAGCAGAACCAAACATGTCTCCAAAGTTTTCTTCACCGCCAGTTCCGATAGAGCCAATTTGAATAGTATACAAATTAAGATCTGACGACTCAGAGTAACAACCGCTGGTGAATATTGGCATCTTGCCACTATCTTCTATAAACGCAGCTCCACTAGCCCAAAGCCACATTGTATCTTCTTCAATACCGTAAGCATCAGTATAGAGATCAATAGTTTCTTCTCTGTAAGCTTCTCCAGAAGCGTATATCCAAAGTTCATCACTTATTTTTTCTTCTTCAAGTAGAGCTTCTTTCAAAGAAACGTCTAAAGAATGTATTTTAATTTCTGACCAACTGTAGGTTCCAGAAGGATAAACTAAATCATATTGAACAAACATTTGATCAACGTCTCTAGCAAAATAACGCTCTGATAATTCTTGATCTAAAACATCTCTATTGAAATACGACCAAGGTTCAGATTCACTATCCTTAATGTCAGATATTGTTAATTCTGTAGTAATTTTATTCCAGCAATCTTCTGGATTTAAATAATGAGACTGTCTATTTACCAAACCATAGTTTTCAGTTGGGAACAGCTCGCTTTCTTTTGAAGGAGCATACAGGCTAACAATAAGTTTAGCTCCTTTATTGCCATCGGGCCAAAGTATGTCGCTGTCGCAATCGTGTTGAACAACTGTATTTATTCTAAAAGCATCGCCGTCAACAACATAGCCTCTAGGAAATCTCTTAGACAATCTTGGTGGAGCTGAGAAATAACGATTTTCTAAACCGCCAAGGTGAAATCTCAGCATGTCATTTTCTACCTGAGAATGATAAGCCAATCCAGACGCATGAGCTAAAGAGGTTGGTAGATTAAGATCTATTATATCTTGATATTCTAATCCGTTATTATAGAACTTATGATATATATAATCTCTTCCTACTCGTAACTTCATAACATCAAAGTCTAAATTGAAATCACAATACTTAAATGCTCCTAACTGCCAAGAGTCCGTATCTTCATCTACAAATCGCCACAAAGGATTATTGTCTGATTCGTTAAAACCAAAAGATAATGAATGACCAGCAAAGAACGAATCTACTGAATCCACTTGGTAAGAAACATTCTCGCTTGAACCAATAATTCCTCTACCAACACTAAGATCATCTGAGCTTAACGATCCCTCTATGCCGCCAGACCAAGGCGTGTGAGAAAGACCAATCTCGCTAACAAAGGCGTTGAATCCGACACCACTGCCACTAGAGTAGCCCAATGTTAAGTCACTGTTACCACTATGCAGAACAAATGGACTAGACTCACCTCTGAGCTTTTGCCAATCTAAAGGATTTGAAGTGTTGCCTCTTTCACTGTAGGTATACAGGCGCATCTTATTGTCGCCGTTTGCATTATAAGTAACCAGAGCAGACATTGGGAACATATAATTTCTATAATCATAAGCATCTTTGATGGAAATAATTTGACCAGCGTTATCTCTTGCGCTAGCGGTTAGATGACCATCATCGTAATGCAGAGCATATTCTAAGTCTTGACCATTATCCCACTTGGAGGCTAACACGCCAGTTGCCCACAGGTTATAGCCCACGCCACTAACAGTGACATCTGGAGAAAATCTTGTATACAGAGAGAATCCACTGGCGGTAGGGACGTTGCCAAAATTAATATAACCATCAACACCAGAAACTCTTACAGCTTTATCAAAAGAGTCTATAATCTGACCTTCAATTTCACTACCACCATATGTCCAATCTATAGATTTGTAAGAAGTGTTATGCTGAGAAGAGAATAAAGAATCGCTCTGGAATCTCATTCCCCTGTTTTCTATTATGCTGCTTTCTAAGTTAGAATTAAACACACCAGAATATTGAGTAGCACCAATAGAAGAATATACAGCGTCATTATCTATGTTATGAAAATCATAATAGCCAAGCAAGAAAGGCTGATTAAACTGAGGATTCTCAAAGGAGAAATCAAACTCTGTAGCATCAAAAGGACCGCCAAAAACGCTACCACTTGATCCACGCCATCTACGTGAATAATTAGTTTTTAAGGTATCTTCATATACTTGATATGCATGTGGTATATTATCTATCTGTGAAAGATATGTACTATCTGTAAATAGTTTATTAGCATAATGATCTTGGGATAAGTAGAATTTTTCTGGATGTATACGTGTGTCCGTATTCCACAATTTCTTTGTTTCATACCCAAGCGTAAACATCTGCAACGACGAGGCGGGCTTGTACTTAATAACTAAATCTGCTCCTTGGAATGAAGCGCCACTAGGAATTGGATATATATCTACATACAAAGACTCAAAGAATTTGCTGTTTGTAAATTTTTGAGGTTGACCCAGTTCTGGAATTTTGTCATAAATACTAAGAGGTATTGTATACTGTTTAAATTCTGTGCTGTCAACTACAACTGTATTGTCAATAATATAATGATCACCAGCTGGACTATCAGTAATATCTTGATCATAGTAAGCAAACTTGTCTGATATAGTTTCAGAAGACAATCCTAATTCGTCGATGTTTAAGAAGCCAGAGACATTTGGTATACTCCCAGTTTTACCATTTGTGTTTTGTAGAAATCCTCCAACCTGATCCGTCTGTACTAAAACTTTATCATCACTATATCCAACTACGTCGATAGGAAAATCTGGTGTATTTGGCGCTTTTCGTGCTACAATAGAAAGATAAATCTCTTCCACTTCAAATGCGCTGTCGTCGCTGTAGATTAATTCGTAATCTGCTTTGCTCCAAGAATTATTACCAAAGTTAAAATCTCCACCAACTGGTTCTAATACAGAAACTGGTGTCTTGTGTTCAAATAACAGTTGCAGCTTCCCAGAGTCCTGTACTGGCTGAGTTTCGTGTAGCGTTACATGTCCCTCTATAAAATAGTTATTTAATCTTTCACTAAGTTCTCTAACAGACCTTGAGTCTTTGTTGTTACTGTAATATATGTTGCCGTCAATGTCTGGAGAAGTTTTCCAAATATTCGTAGTATTAGTTGGATATATATTATTACTATAATCTGTAGAAAGAACTCTAGTTGGTCTTAATGTTCTTTCTAATAATGTTCCTGTTTTAACTGTCTCTAAATGTAAAGGAAGTTTTCCGTCTGATATAATGCCACTTCCAAGACCTCTATTATCAATTTCTATTGCAGATATTCTCAATCCATTTGTTGGTCTAATTCTATAGTCATTGGATTGTGTTGATATAGGCGCTCCATCAATTGATAAGTAATCATTTGGACCGGCTGGAACAAATCTACTATCAAGATTACAATGATGTTCAAATCCTTTATTAAAATCATCTTCACTAAAAGGCGTATATTTACAGTAACCCTTAATGTCTAAACTTAAAGTGTACCCAGAGTCTTCTCCTAAAACGGGATATTCTGGATGGTAAGTGTCTAGCCTAGCCAAGTTTTGCTCTGGCTCACTAACATATGTAACATAATGAAAATGATTTTGTTTTTCATAATCTTGCTGTCCAGTAATTTTAAAATCTTTATATTTTGCAATAAGATTTCCAGAAGGATCTTCTAGTCTAATATTAGATATATCATAAGTAGGGGGTATATCTGTTTCATGATTAGTAATAGGAGCGGCAGCTCTCATAAAAAAGAAACTGTCTAATGGCGTAATTTGAGGTGGGCTAACTTCACACTTGTACGTGAACTCTCCCTCTGAGTATATAGAAGAAGGAGTTATATAAGAAAAAAGATCGTCACTTACTATATATCCTTCTGAATTATTTTGTACAATATTTCCTACGTGTGTTCCTTCATCAATACTTCTGTATACTCCAGAGCTATCTTCTCTTTCCGTGACAAATGATACTCCGTTCTTTTCTGTTATAATATCTTTTATTGGATATAGTTTGTCTGTAGCTATGAAATTATCTATATCTAATATCTTATCAAAGTGACCATGAAGTTTTTCAAAGTACTTGCTTTTTATTTTTCCATTTACTGAAATTTTTACAGAGAAGTTACTAATAGGCTTGTTAGCTCTAGATGTAAATTCTATATTTTTTGAATGATCTTTTCTATCTGTTCTGAGATTCCACTCAACCATCGGACCTTTAGAATAGACCTTTGTAGAGTTATTTGCATTTAAAGGTACATACAAACTTTCTGGTATGGCAGATACTCCATAATCAATATAGTTTTGAGATTCAATATCAAATAATATATCAGATATATTTGTTATGGCTCTTTTTATCTGAAGCGGTGTAGACTTTAATTTAAGAGAGTTTTTAATCTTGATTGTTTTAGCTAAAAATTGAGGTTTAGGATCTAACCCTCTGTTTGTACTTTCAGAAGAACCAAACGTTGATCCAAATACTTCTTCAACAAAACCACCGTAGACAACTGCTAGTTTTGATCTCAGTTTAGCGACACCTTTTAGTCTCCCCTTAATGGAAGCTCTTTTTGTAGCGTCAACACGCATAGAGAAAGGCTGTCTTATCTTAGCCCTAATATCTCCATGATTATCTTTACAAGAATGCGTCATAAATCCTTTATCCTTTGTTTACTTAGGTAGCGTTGAGGTTCCCTTGACAAGCCTACCGCCATCTCCAACTTTAAATGTTTGAATTTCTTTCTTAACTTCTTCAAGAATTTGCGAGCTAACATTTTCTTTAACAGCTTGTAATATTCCACCGCCGTTAAGATTAATATTAACTTCCACTGGTTGAACTTGTACTGTCATGCTTACATTTTCTAGCCTTGACACAACGTCAGAAAAGTCACTTGTAAATTGATCAAATATACTTGTTAAAGCATCAACTGGAACGCCAGACCCTTGGTCAGAAGCTTCTGTTTTTTCATTGTTAAATGTTTGCGTAAGCATTTTATTCATGTTTGCCAGATGAGTATCTATGCTGGTCAGTAATGATGTTACTGGAGCTAAATCTATAGCCTGTGAAGGTGATCCTTCTGCTGCCATCATTTGTCCACCAAACAGTGAAGACATTGACGCAGAGTCTGCTGCCTTGAACGGACTACCAGCAGAGTATCCTCCGTTGTCAAATGTACCTTCAGGTTTGTATTGGCTCGCATCAGCTACAGAAGCCATAGGATCGGCACTAGTTCCCCTAACAAAGTCTGCTACGCTAAATGTAGATGCAGTATCAGCTGCTTGTTTTTGCGGATCTTCTTGTCCACCAAAACCAAACGCAGAAGCAATACTGCTACCAACATTTCCAGCCATTTGTGCAGCACCACTTGCAATACCAAGCGGATCTAGAATACCTCCGGCAGTTTCAGCAGCCCCAGTAACCGCGCCAATAGGATCACTAGCAACACCGGCAGCACCTCCAGCCATTTGTGCAACACTGGTTGCGACTCCAAGAGGGTTCAACATCGAAGTTACAGAGTCTACCAAAGATTCTGCTGTGCTTCTACCAGCGCTAGCTCCAACCTCGCCCGCTCCTACGTATCCACCAAGACCACCAAGGCTTTTTTCGCCTTCCTTTCTTCCAATGTCAGCTCCAATATCTCCTGCAACACCCTTAATGCCATCCAAAAACATATTAGGAATGCCTTCTCGTGAGTTTACATCAACCACTGAAGCTCCAGCTTCTCTTTCTGCTTGTCTCGCATTTTTAGCTTCAATATTAGCTTGCTTGCGATCAGCATAAGGATTGACATCTTCAACAACACTTTTTAGATTTCCTATTATTCCGTTGCCCGCGCTAGATGCTTTGTCTTCAGTTTTACCGCCTAGACCCAACATATCCATTCCACTTGACAAAAGAGAACCGCCTAGATCCGCTGCCTTAGAACCAATACCAAGTGGGTCTAATACAGACGAAACGCCGCTCATTACTTTTGACATCATTCCCTTTGATTCAGTAGCTGCAACAGATGCGATTGAAGCTTTAGCTTTGTCTTCGCCTCCCATTGGAACGCCCTTGCCAGCATCTTCACTATAAGTCTTTGTAAAGTTAAATAAGTCTTGGGCTTTTTCACTACCGGGACCAACAGACATTGCTCCACCGTCACAACACAGTGCGCCACTCTCTAAAGACTGAAGAATCTTTTGAAGAACATCTACTTCTTCTTTAGAACTTTCTGGTGTAACTTCTACTGCTGCTTCTTTAGCAGCTTCAGATGCAGCTCCTTCTTTTTCGTCTGTAGGACCAGTTTTTGATTTCTTGTACAGTTCAACATCCATCATCTTTTGTTTCTTTTCTTCATCGCTAGTATTTCCATAAAGCCAATTGTCAGACTCTATACCTCTACTCTTTTCAATATCTTTTTGTCGATCATCAATCATTGTTTGCAGTCTTGCTGCTTCTCCATCGTCTCCTCTTTCTGTCGCTGCCTTCTGTTGTTTCTCAAGTAGTACTTGACTATTAACAAGGCTTTGTGTTTCTGATGATAATCCATAACTAGGAGTTGCTGGTTTTGATTCTTCTTTTTGTGCTGTTGACTCAACAGTTGCGTCTACAGCTTGCGATGCTATGTTTTCTTTAGCTGCTTTTACATCTTGATCTATTTTAGCTTCGTCTATTGATGCGGCAGATTCTACTTGTTGTTTGTTTCCAATATACCCCGGCTTTACTGTTGCAGCTTCTTCAGCAAGACCAGCTTCTGGGCTTTTTTCTTTCTCGCCCGGAGCAGCTGGTGCTTCTAGTACAGTTTTTTCTGCTTCAACTCCACTAAGCAATCCAACAACATCAAATCCACCGATAGTAGACTTGAGCGCTTCATAACCAGTTGAAATACTGTCAGCTAATGAGGTAAGTGGGTCTTCTGAGTCAGCTAAATTTGCTTCCATAGCTTTTTGTATATCACTAGAAGCATTTTTATAAGCTACTCCAAAGTCAATAGTGTCATCTTCCTTCTTAAGTCCAGACTCTCTAGATTCACTCTTAGATATAAAGTCATCAATATTATCTGCCTTATATGTTCCTTTAACTTGTTCTTCTGACATTCCAAGTCCAGCAGCTACTTCTTTTATGCCTCCTCCTTCTTCTTTGACTTTCTTTGCGAAATTAGTTTCTGCATTTCTTTGTGCTAGTTCATCAGATCTAATCTTATCTTGTACGCTTAAGTCTTTATAGGCTCCTATTCTTCCAGTTGACTTAGCTTCATTTAATCTTTCGCTTGCAGCTTCAGTCTTTCTGATAGATTTTGCCTCATCAGTCCTTGCGTTAATAGCGCTCTTTGTAGTCATGACCCCTTCAATAATCTTTGTTACAGGAGCCATAAAACCTTCTAATGCTCCCATTCCGTAATCGGAAACTGAACCATCAGAAGTCCTCTCAGACATTTCAGTGAATCGTTTGCCAATACCTTCATTAAAGTTACCTGTGGCTAAATCTTTTAGTGCTTCTCCCGCGAGCATAACACCGTCTATAGCAGTACTTGCACCCATGCCGCCAGTTCCCTTGGCTAACATACCACCTGTTTTTCCAATACCCTGAGTAAATAAAGATTTTGTAAATTGGCCTGTAGCTTGCCCAGCCGCACTGTTAGCCAAATAACTACCGCCCCTCATGATTCCACTACCAACTGCTCCAACGCCACTCTTGATTCCACTACCAACTGCTCCAACGCCCCTACCAATCGCTCCAGCAACGCTTTTTGTGCCTCGGTATGCTGCACCAACTGTATTGTCAGCAAGCTTAGAACCAAAGTCAAGAGCAGGTTGTCCAAAATTCTTACTTGTTTGATATGCTTTACCTAGACGTTCAGTAATACCAGTAGCTCTAGTATTTATACCGCCTGCTAACTGACGACCACTATTGAACTTATCAGCTATACCTTTTCCAAAGTTGCTAATTCTTCCAAGTATGCCTGTCTTTGTAGAAGCTTTAACTGCGTCATCGCCAAGTGTAGCTGCCTTTGCTGCCTTTGAAGCTTGTGCGGCTTTTGTAGCTTGTCTGGCTTGTCTGGCTTTTGATATTCTGTTGGCAAGCTGTCCACCTTTCTCTGCAAATTTTGGCCCATAATTAATTGCAGCTCTACCCATTTGAGCAATGCCTCCGGGTGAGGACAGAACATTTTTTAATGTACCTAAAACAGTACTGTTCTTGTTTACAGCGTCAGAAGAGTCTGGGAAATCTCCAGAGTTTACAACATTAACATCGCTGGTTCCACCGCAACACAAGTCAGCTTTACTCATAGATGTAGGAGACGTAGCGGATGTGTTTTTAAAATCTTTCTCTGCTGTTTCAGGAGTAGATCCTTCCGCGCCAGAACCTTTAGTTCCTTCGCCATCTCCTTTGCCTTCTTTTGCTTCAGCCACTCTTTTATTAACTAAATCAACCGTCGCCTCTACTAGTTTATCTAGTGAATTAACTAGTTGTCTTTGTACATCAACTGCTCTTTGCGCATTTTCCACATTAATGTCTGCATCGCCCTTCATTGATTCAGCAATTCCCTGACCCTGTTTTTGCAATGCTTTAACTTCTGGGCTAGCTTTTGTGCCTTTAGATGCCATTTCAGATGCTGACTGTGCATCCATGCCTCCTCTCATAAGTCCTGTTGTCCTAACTCTTTGATTGAGGTCTTGTATGTTCATGCCTCTATATTCTTTAACGCCAGCTTTTTCCAGCGACTCTAGGTTCTTAGATCCTCTACCATAATCTGTTCTGCTAAATCCACCCATTAGCGCTGAATTGCCAGTAGCAGCAGCTGCAACTGCTCCTTGAGCTGCCATCTCTTCTACAAACTTCTCATAGCTTCCACCAAGCAGTGCATCAGCAGCTTTTTTCTCAGCAGCTTCTTTAGCTTGTATGGTTTTAATTTCACTCTCAATAGCTTTCATCAATTCTCGTTTAGTCGCAAGTTCTGCTTCAGCAAATGTGCTTACGTCTCTTTCCATTCTCTTGAAAGCATCTGTTCTCATCTCTCCTTGGGCTTCAACAGCTCCTGCTGTAAATTCTCCTTTATCGTCTGTTTCTCCCGCTCTCATTTGAATGTCTCTAACATTCTGCTGCGCTCCCCTAACTTCTGACTGTCTTTGAGCCATGCTAGCTGGGTCCATTGTCATCTTTGACAAACCTAGTCCTTCATTTGCTAGATTTCTTTTATCTAGTGCTGCACTAGTTCTATCTTCCATAGTAACTTCAGCACCACCAAACTTTTCTATCCAATCCTTAGATTCTAATTCAACATCAATGGCCTTTTGCTTTGCGTCAATTAAAGCATCTTCTAAATCTAATAATTTTTCACCAGCTTTTATTCTTTGGCTTTCAACTTGTGCAAGTTTTTGTAAAGCTGGTATAACTTGCGACATTGTAGTCTCACCAAGATCTTTAAGAACATCATCAAGAGCTTGCATGTCACCCGCAAGGATTGCGTTCATTTCTGTCTCACCAATGTCAGCTCCCTTGAGAGCGTCTAATATTCTTTCTTTTACTTCTGGTCCTATGTCGTCTGGTATTTGATTTACAATGGCTTCAGCAAGAGCCTCTTGTCTTTCAGGTCCAGTGCCAGCTCCTCCAGCGCCCCTTTGGAACTCAGCCATTAGATTTTCTTTTGCTTCTTTGGTTGCATTAACATAGAATTTTTGAGCAGCATTAATAGCGTTTATATTTTCTTCAAATTTCTTAATTTCTTTGCCTTTGCCGCCAAGTCTTTTAAGTGCAGCAGAAGCTTGGCTAACTGCATTGTTCCAAGTGCCATCTCCAATACCTTGAGCCGCACTTGTGACACCAGCTTGTAATGTTGCTATCGTACTTTCTAAACCGCTAGTGCTACCATCCATTGCTCTCTCTAGGTTTTCTGCTTGAAGAGCTATGGCTCCAGCAGCGGCCTCTACGCTTTGGAATCCTAAATTCATCGCCTGAAAAGCTTTTTTTGTTCTTTCAGCTTCTTTGGCTACATTTGCAAATGCTTCTCGTAATTCTTTTTGATCAGCAAGAGCTGCTAAAGATGGATTAGCTGCATTTAACATTTGCATAAAGTCATCAAAACTACCGCCAGCAGCAGCTACTTGTTTTTGCAAAGCGTTCATCATCGGTTGATTTTGACTTACATACTCTCGCTTGGCTTGATCGCCTTCTTTTGTTCTTGCTTTATTTTCTGCTTCTACTTTTGTTTTACGTTGTTCACTTGTTCCAAATCCAAAACTAAAACCAATTAAGCTAACTAAGAAATCACCAATAGCGGTTGACATTGTATGTATGGTTGCAGTTGCGTCAGCATTAGCTTGAGCTATCTCTCGTTGTGTTTGGACTACTTGCTGACCAGTAGAAGCCGTTCTTGATAAAGCCTCACCAGCTGTTATGAGACCCCTGTTAAATTCATCCTGAGCCTTGGAAGCTTCTTCTCCAGATTTTTTAAGCATTTCATTAGTTTTTACCAACGACGCTTCAGCCCTTGCTCTAGAAACAGCGGCCTTTCTTGCTTTTTCACCACTTCCAGTTAACCAATTTAATATTTTACCTAGATTAAATAAAGGTAAAGCAATCATCCAAAGACCTTCTTGAAATTGTTTCCATCCCTCTTCGTCTGAAGCAGATGCGCCCGCTTTATCAACATCCCCAGCTTCAACGGCAGCTTCTTTCATTTGCTTGGCGTACTCTTCTCCAGCTCTACCAACAGCTCCTAACACTAAAGCAAAACCAACTAACACAGCAGTAACTGCAATAATAGCAGCAACAACAGGAAACATAGCCACCAATTCCGCTATTTTAGCAATAGCTACAGCAAACGATCCAGTAGCTTCAGCACCATCAGCCACGAGCGCAGTAGCACTCGCCGCAGCTTCAGCCTTATCAGCGGTTCCAGCAGCTATAGATGCTGCAATAGCTGCTCTTTCAGCTTTCATCAATTTCTGCATTAACCCTACATTTCTTCTTGTGGCGAGAATGTTATCGCCAACTCCTTTTTTTAGACCTCCAAAGATGCCAGTTAAACTCATAGCTCCAGACTGAAAACTCATTATTGCACTATGGGCTTTTGTTGCTCCATCAGCAAGCAATTTCATACCACCCATTGCTTGAAAAGTTCCAATCAAGGCAGTAGCTTGTACCGCTAAATCAACAAACTGTTTACCAAGATGAGCCATGAACCCAGAGTTCTCGTCTATAGTAGGAGACAATGCTACTAAACCAGCAGTAATAGCACCTAGAGCCATCATCATTCCCATGAATTGCCCTGAACTATCTTCTACCGCTTTATTGTTATCATTTTTAGCACTAGTACTATCATCAGCAGCGTCGGCATCTGCCTGTGTCGAAACGACATGTTGCTGCGTTGCTTCCATGTCAGCCAAGACTTGCGCCGTGTGATCAACTTGTGCTTGTGCGGCATCTACTTGAGCTTGGCTTCCTGACCCAAGTTGTGTGGTCATGGTAATTAAAGCTTGAGCAACAGTGTTAGCGGCTTGACCAAGAGCCTGCAAAGCAGATTGCAATCCGCTAGTATCAATCATTATTTGCCCGCCAGATTGAACTCCACTTCCACTACTTCCCGATTGGAAGCCTTGAACCATAGTTCCAACGATTCCACCTTTGGCATATTTGCCAACCTTATTCATTTTATTTAATTTGCCATATCCAATTTCTTGTGCAGATTTCTTATTAATGACAAACTCGCCGGGAGTCAACAAAGCAGGCGTTGTGTCGCTTCCCGATGGGCCACCAAATGCTCTCGTAAGCAATTTCTGTGCTTGCTCTGATCCTGATTTTCCTTGTGCAGAATTGGGGAATCCCATGCCTTGTCTAGCGCCTTGAGCTGTTTTGTAAGTGTTAAAAGCTTTTTCGGCTATAGGCGTAATAACTTTTTTCAATTCATCGGCAGCATTTGCTGCTTCAAAGTTTTTAATCTTCTTTGTAAAACTAGCAATATTATCACTACTATAAGTATTCTTAGCATCACCAGCATCACCAGCGTAAGAACCCAAACCAAACATACCAGCGGTTGGGCCTAAGCCTTTAGGAAAATCAAAGTCTGCACCAGCATCTCTATCGTTTCCATATGGCGTACCTAAACTGAGTATGCTAGCCTCAAACAAACTACCTACTACTGCCTCAAGGTTAGCAGATTTAAGTATGGAGGCTTGGTTTCCGGGTTGAGCTTTAAAATCTTCTGATAAGTCTGTAGCTCCTTTTGCTACAGTTTTATGAATTCCCGTCAATAATGTGTTTTCTAATTGCTCTGCTTTACTTTTTTCTAAAGATCCAGCAAATATATTAAACCCTTGTTCTCTTCCTTGAGACTTAGCTTTAATCTGATCTTTTTCTTTCTTTATTGCTAAACCTATCTGTGAATCTTTTTTAGTACCAGCAATAATTTTATTTAAAGCAGCATTATTATCTAGTGCTTTAAGAATTTCAGATTGTGGAATTGTTCCTTCTATAGCTTTAGTTTTGCCAACCGGATTTAAAAATGCACCAGTATATGTCCCTTTGTCTTTGCCAAGAGCAGCCGCAGTTTTTTTGTCTAGTGAATCTAAGTCTCCAAGCAATCTAACTCTACCAATTCCATCTTCACCTTGTCTGCCCGTTTTGCTTAGTTGTGATCCTTTAGACATTTTTCCTTTCATTTCGGCAACCGTCAGACTACTATTGTTTGGCATATATTCTTCTGCTTCTCCTCCGTAATTTAACATCTGAACAATGCCACCCTTGTTGTACTTCCCGCTGTTCATTGCAGACAACTTGTTTTTACCAAGTTTGCCCACGCTGCTTTTCTTAATGACAAATTCACCGGGAGTCAACATTGCTGGAACAGTATCTTTATTACCAACGCCGGGAACTAAACCTCCACTCGCAAAAGCCTGTATCTTGCCGCCGTCTTTTTTGCCAATAGATCCAGCCAAGCCACCTAAGAACCCACTAATATTCTGAGTGAATTTTATAGCTGCGAATCCAGCAAGTAGTGGTAATATAGGTCTTACTGCATCTGCTAATTTAATCATAGCGCTAGCTAAACTTAATACAGTGTCAGCCATTATTTGGAATGTAGAAGTTGTTGTTACATTACGTATTAATTCTAAGAACTCTTCTTTAACTTTAGTTATCTGTACAGCTAGTGCAGCTTGAGCTTTTGCTGCGTCACTAGCTAAACTTCCAGAGCCAGCCTGAGCTACATTCAAAGCCTCTTGAGCTACAGAGAATTGTTGAAGCAAAGGTAAAACTTTACCAATCTGCCTAAATCCACCTAACTGTTCTGCAATTTGAACAAATGTTAAGTCTCTCTCTCCAAGACCTTTTAGAGCTTGGGACAATCTTCTGGTAGCTTCATACGGACCTACGAACTTACCTTCAATATCAGTTAGCTCTACGCCAAACTGTCTGAGATATTCAATAGTTTGTGGGCGTTGAATACGAGTAAATATAGTACGTAAACCAGTAGCAATACTTTCAGCAGACTCTCGCGTAGTAGCTCTAACACTAGTAAATAATGCAATAAGTTCATTTAAGTCACCACCAGCAGACTTAAACACACCACCAGTTCTACGAATGACTGCAACTAAGTCACCAGCCTCAACAGCAAACTGACCAGCTACAGCATTTAAAGAACCAAGTTGAGCTTCTAATGCAGCAGCGCCTTGACCAAACTGATTAAGAATAGCAACAGCACCTTCAGCCGTTTGAGAGATATTGTCAAACGTAGGAGCTAACTCTGTTTTAGCTAAAGTCCCTAATGCTATCTGGGTGTCTTTAGCAGACAAACCTGTCTGAGCAAGAATACGAGAAACGCTTAATAAGCTTTGAGAAGAAACACCCAAACTAGTGGAAAGATTAGAAATAGTTCCAACAAGACCATTTAGTCCCGCTACTGTTTTACCAGTTACTTGAGAAATCTTTACGAGTTCTCTTTCAAAATCAATAGACGATTGTATAGCGCCACTAAGAGTAGTAGTAAATAAACTAACAGTCCTAGTTGCTATAGCCAGCGCGGAAAATCTTCTAATAGAAGCCGCAAAGCTTCTCCCCATCTTATTGCTAGCAGTAGTAGCTTCGTTTGTTGCTTTTGTAATATTTTGTATATTACGTTGAGCTTTTGCGGCGTTCTGAACCTGTACCTGTACATTGACCCCCTGCAACTGCTGTTGTATTTTGTTCACAACCTGAGTAACATTTTTGGGAGCTTGTAACTGTAACTCTGCCGTCAGCACGAATTTTGCCATCTAATACCCCTATTAAATTTTTAGTATATCGCACTGTCGTTAGCCTGTCCGCTTTTTATCTTAGTTATCTACCTCGTCTTCTCCAGCTTCTTCATCTTGTGGAAAAGTTTGTTGAACTGGATCTTCTTCTTTTGCTTTTTTTGTTTTCTTTGGCTTTTCTGGCTCTACATCATTAACGTCATCTTCATAGTCAGCTTGTAAAAGAATTTGACCAGCATCAGATAGTAAGTTCCCCTCTCTATCTACTCTCTGACCTTCATCATTTATTAACCAACCTTTGTCGTTAACCTTAGTGCCATCTACGTCTATTTTATTTCCATCTTTATCAATAAGAGAAAGATCGTCATCTACAAGTTTGAATCGTTTAAGAAATTGATTTTCTGGCAATCCTTCCTCGTAGCTCTTATCTAAGTTATATATCATTTCTCCCAATGCTGCTGCTGCCGCAAATGCAACGGGATCATCTGATTTTTCCTCATACTCTGCTAAGTTATTATACACTTTTTCTCCGGTAGGATAATAGGTACAGCCAGCAACTAAATAATTAAATTTTGCATTATCAGAAAGACCTTCTGCGGTATTAGCTTCTAGTCCAATTTTTTCAGAAATAAGCTCCCGTAATTGGTTTCTAAGCCGTCTAATTTCAAGAGCCTTTTCCTTACCCTGAGACACTTTAAGCTTCTTACCGTTGACACCAAGGGCTATTTCACGCTCTAGAGATTGTATCTGCTCTGTTATCTTGTTTTGCTGGTCCTCTTTTTCTTCGTTCCATATTCCATTTTCCTTCATAAATTTATTCAAAGTTAATTTAGTAAATAATCCATCACGTACAGATTCAGTCCATGATTTAGCTCCAATTTTTTGAGCTTTAGTCAGCTGTGAAGAATTTGGTCTTCTGACGACTATTTTAATAACTTCGCCGTCTTCAAGTTCTACGTCCACATCTTTTTCTTTAATTCTTTCCTTACTCATGTTTATCTCCTTTATTTTGAACCTGTAAATGTAAAGTATTCCTTAGCCACTCAATCTCGTATTGAGACAATTCAATGTCTATATTCCTAGCCTGATGATTGCCCTTATCTAAAACTTCAGATCTAACTTTTTGAAAAAGCTCACCCATTTTTTTGTGTTCTTCAGTTTCTCCTTCCCACAAAAAACCAAAGTGTTCCTCGATAGAACTCAGAGATCCTATCATGGTTGTTTGTATTTTTTTCTTTAGTATAGAGGAAAGTCTTTCTTTAGACTTTTCTTTATAATTACTAAATCTTCTGAATGAATAATCCATTTTTATCTCCTTCTTTGTGATCCCATGTTCTTCATAGCTAAGATTTGACCCTGTTCTTGTACGTCTGGCAGTTCATGATACGACAAGCTACCAGCCTTCTTGGTTGCTCTTGCTCTTGTCTGAGCCACTTTTTTTGCTAAAGGAGAATTCATATCTTGGATTTGTTCTGCTCCCCATCCTTCTTCTTGATTGATCAATATAAACTCTTCTGTATTTTCGCCTGTCCTGTTATAACCAGATCTTTCTTGATTTACACTTCCCATTGGTCTTTTTTTCTTACCGTTTTCTTTCTCTCTGTCTCTCTTTTCTTGTTCTCGTTTTTTTCTACTATAAACAAACCAGCCATCTAATAAATCGTCGTCTTCTATAACAGAGGGTTCTGGCGGCTCATAAGACTCCATTATATTATCATAGGTTGTAGACCAAAGAATAATATTCCTTTGGTTTATGGTTAAGTCTTGATCTTCTTTCATAAATAATAAATTAAATTTTACATGCTTACTAGAAATCCATAGAGATTTCCAAGGTTCAGACCTAGCAAGCTCTCTAGTTACATTGTCTTGGTTCATGCTTTTGTTGTAGAAATGCATCAAGTCATTGGTGTCGTGATTTTTCTCAACAAGTTTATTATTTAAGAATACAGTGTTTTTTAATATAAACGAAACTTTTGCAGCTTCAGCAAAGCCTTCGCAGCTATTTGTGTAGAAAGAATTTTTGACAGAAAGCAAATATTGATAAGCTCTTTCTGCTGACCTAGCCGTTTTTCTTAATTTACCTACGGCTTTGGAATTCATCCTACTTTCATACATATTCAACTTAATATTATCAATTCTTGTCTTCATTCCCATAAGCTCTTGTTCCTCTTTGTCGGTCCAAATCCCATCCATTTGCATGTATCTGTCTAAATCTTTGTTCGTCATCAAGTTATCGTTTAAAGCCTCATTATAAGCTTTTTCATACTCATAATGAGACTCAACGATCTGTTCCAAAGTTGCCGGAATTATTTTTAAGTTCCCCTCTAAAAAAATTCCAGTCCTTAACAGTGAGACTAAAAAGTCTCTTTCTTGATGTTCCATTACTATCCTGATCTTCTATACTTTACTACTCCTTAAGTAGTCAAAGCATTGTAACCGATATAGTTGTAAACAATGGTAGCATTTCCACCACCAGCGTCTCCACCGCTATAATTACTGCCTGCTAATCTTCCGGTCATACTTACGCCTTCATACGATTTGGTCTCGTTTACTGTCGCGTCTAAATCTGAGGCTGAGTTGTAAGTATCACCACCCCTATTTCCAGTGGCAGTAGCTAAGTACTCCCAATCAGAGCTACACTCAACTGGGAATGTTGCTGGTCTGGCATAAGGAGATTTTTTCCCTAACTGGAACAAATCTTCTCTACCGACATCACAGCTGAATGAAACGCTTTGCGCTCTTGATTCCAAAGCTACGTCTTGCCTTCGCTTGAAAGTACTCGTTGAGCAAGCACCACCCGGTGTTGAAATTGTTGGTCCAGATCCATTATACCAATTAATATCATTACCTACTACTGTACATGTTTCAGTAGCAAAACCGTCTACTGGGAATGTTACACCCCAAGAGCTAATTACCATACTTGTTGCATTGACAAAATTGACCTGTGTTGCAAAACTGCTTGATGTGTCATCTGCTACTTTCATTACCACACTGCCCGTGAAATTTGATACAGATGCGGTGTCACCACCAGCAGTATTCCAAAACGAGCTAGAAGCGCCTTGCCAAGCTCTTTCTGTCGATATTTCTACGTTAGGAACTCCTTCAAGATTTTTACAAATCGACAAAGTTCCAAGCTCAAATGCTTGCTCAAAATCAACTGATGCATTCACAGAAATACTCTGCAAACCTCCAGAAATTCCAAGAAAGCTAGCTGACTGAACAGCATAAAAGATTCTATTGGACATATTTCATTCTCCTTAAAAAGTGAGGGGTTACTACTTTATAATACACAAAAAGTCAGAATTTAGTAGAAATTAGCTCTGTAGTAATTCTTACTACTCCAGCATATAGATTTGAATTAATCATATCTACAGCCTGTACTGTTGTATCTTTCATTCGGAATGTTTCGCACCCATAATCATCTACTAATTCTGGGTATCTTGGCGCTCCAGACACTGTATATCCAAAGCTATTTAGAGGAAAAGCACCAGAATCAGCTATTTTATTAGAATCAAACATTTTAACAGTACTATCATTTTGCATAGATACTATGTCTATAAGCTTATTTCTAGTCATATCGTCTTCTGCAATACAATGGAATAGTACGTCTGTATTAACGAACTGTCCAGATGGGCCTAGCTGGTATCCCTTGAGGGTACGAGTAGGAACTATTTCTATTGCTATTGCTGGTAGTTGAATTTGCATCTCGGTGGGAACCTTTACATTATCTCTGTTGGATAAATCCATAGAATTTATGTACAATTCACGCAACCAAGGAACAGAAGCAGCATAAATAACGCTAATATATTTGTAGCTATATTCAGCTTGAACTTTGCTGCCGGTTGGAATAGGGTTGTCAAATATCACCCTTCCATTAAAGTAATCAACATTATGAGCGTATGCGCCAGCAGTGTCTGACGGATAAAATACATTATCAACATATATTCCAGATATTCCCGGTAGCGAATCGTCAGATCCCACCAATGGCTCTGGATCGAACCCAACCCCGCTTTGCCAAACCCAGTTCTTTCTAAAACCTTCCCACGCTTCACCCGCTAAGAAGTTCGTGTTATTTGTGGGCTTTAGGAGGCTATAATCATTTCCGTTGTAATCTTGCTCTCCAAGAGTTACATTGAAGTAGTTGCCCTTTTCTAGAAGCCCCCAATCAAAATACTCAATGAGATTATCTTGTGTCTCATTAGCAATTGTATATTCTAGTATTTTATCAAAACCTTTTAATGTCATTTTAATATTGACTCCAGTAATAGGTTTAGTTGTGATTCTTGTTCTTTGCCAGACAAAGCTCTAGTTATAAAATTATCATCTACAGTTCCAGAATACCCCGGTGGAACACGAAAAGACCCAGAATTTGTCATGCTTCCCATGCCAGACCTACCGATTCCAGAATTGGGTTTGTAACTATAATTTTTTACAATAATCCTATCTCCAAACTCTAACATCCATTTCAACCAGTGTAAATCGCCACCATCATAGTCTACATGTCCTTGGGGAAGAGATATGAGATTGGCAAAATTACTTGGTTGGAAATAAATAAATATACCACCTTTAGTAAAATCTTTACTTACCGTTTGAACACGAGCGAAAACTGAAGATTTAACAGCGTTACTAATCGCGCCAACAGCAACGCTTTCACTTCCTTTATACAACCCAAACGGGCCGGATAAAACACCAGCTGCTAAGTCTACCATTTCTGGACAAGAACTTATCCACTCAGACGCTAAAGACCTGCACCCTGATTCTACTTGCCCTTTTTTAGATTTTAATTGTTGATTTACTAAATCTGATAAAGATATATTAATCTTACTAGATATCGTTTTCATTGAATCTAAAAGTTTTATGCTAATCATGATATGCGTTTCCAAAAACAAGCAAAGTATCTATTAGTCTTAAGGCCCATAGGAATGTGACCTCCAACTCTTTCAAAAGTCATTTCTGTTCCTTTGTCTATTATCAATCCCTTTGCGGATAAAACTTTTTGCAAATCGGTCATCATGCCTATTGTTTGTATTGAAGCGTCCGGTGCGACCACGCCTTCGGCAATACGAATCCATTCTTTGCTATCCCAGTAAACTTTTAATACAATGTCTGTTTTAACTTCTACTTCTTTGATAGTCACCTTTCCACGGTTTCTATCACGACCTCCTCCTCGTCTATGATCATTAATTGAGTTAATGTCAGGAAGATTGTTATCTGGGGTTTTAATTATAACTTCTTTTTTTTCAATAGACATAAGTTGACATGTAGATCCAAATATATCAAACGTGGAATCTATAATGTCATAATATTTATCGAAAACAGATTGTGGTATGTTTAATGGCATTAATCAATCCTGTGTGCAGCAATAAAGAAGTTTGTAGTCTGACCAGCGAAAGTAGAGGGAGAGTAGAAAATTCCAGACACAGTGTTACTACCAGCAGCAAATGCGTGAGTGATTAATAAATTGTCATTAAGATTTCCAGAAGGCGAAATATTGACAACATAATTAGAGGATGACGAGATGTCGCTGACAGTAAAGGATTCTGCCCTTACTTCACCAGCAGACATAGAGGCTAAAGTTTTTTCGACAGTAGCAGTATGTGGATATAAAATTCCAGAAGCGTTATCTAAATAGTCATCAATTCTTCCAGAACTAGCAAGTTCAAAATCACGAAAATCAGAGGTATAACTATTAGTATGAGTAGTTAAGGCTCCAGAAACAATATCAATCCCAGACTGTAAATATCCACTTGCTATAAATACTCCACTGTCCGTATACTCGTTGAGGTTTCCAGACAAGGCAATCAATGCGGCTTGTCCAAGAAAGTGATTAGTAGATAAATCAGTCATAGGTAAATCGTCTACAACTAAATTCCTAAAAAGAGGATAATCTTCAGAACAGGATGGATCGCAATCATCTATTGGTCCAGCAAATACAGTATGAGCAGTTTGTTTTTTCAAAAGAAGATTTTCATTTACTTCTCCACTAACCTCAATTACTAAATTTGCATTTGTGTTACTATCAACTACGTTGGGAGAAAAATGTACATATTGAGTACCGCCTTGATATGGAGACTGTGTTAATCCCAGAGACGCATTTCCTCCATTGCCACTATCATAGTAAACGCCCGTTGCTCCAACAAAGTAACCAGATGCTCTAACCCTACTTTCATAAGACAAGCCGTCTCCTCCAACGTCAACCCCATAGTAGTGATTTGGTTGATTGATTCCTACAGAATTGAGTGATGAGTCATAAGTAATATCTGAAAAATAATTCAATACATTTTCGGAATCCCACACAGCTATACCTTTTCTTTGTGGGACGTTGCATCCGGGCAGACCAGAACCCATCATTACAGCATGAGTTGCAGGATAGGTTATAAATACTTCTTTGACACCCGGAGGAAAATCTATTTTTGAGTCATCTGTATTACTCGACCTAAACGGGTGACGCACAACTTCGTTATAAGTAATTGCGTCTGCTTCTGAAAAGTCATGTCTCAAAAGAACTCCAGAGCCGATTTCATACCTAGTACCATCAGTCACTGCATAAAAAAATACGTCCTGATGATTGTAAAATCGTTCTAGATCACTGAAACCATCAGCAGTTCTAGCCAAGGCAAAATTGCCTAAGCCCTGCGTATAAGTTAATTCCTTAACGCGATCATGTAGTTGTATGCGATTTTGTGACACTATTTATCTCCAATCTTATTGCTTAAGGTGCTGCTGCCCAATCTATTACTACTGCTGGATCTGAACTCGCCGTCCCAGAAGGATTACCAAAAACTACTAAGTCGTTATAATACGCATCAGTATAATCACCGTTATCATCAAGGACATAAAAAGTCAAAGATTCAGCATCTCTGTCTACAATACCAACCTTGATTCCGTTGGCAAAGTCAGAACCCTGAGTGTAACCATTTCTACCAGTACTTTCTCCAAATGCAACATAATCAGTTGCGTTTTCAAACAACTCAGCTTTAAAGTAAATTCTAAATTTACCATTGGCTAAGTCTCCGTTAGACTCTCTAAGTCTTTCAACTTTAGAGATATTGTAAGAGGAATGAATAGCTACTGTGTCTGTATTACCAACGCTGCCAGAGACAGAATTAAAATTTAACCACGCTTGAGCAGTGGATCTAGCAGTTGAAATCTTAGTATTATCACTGGCAAATTTAATGTCGGTCTCATTTCCAATAACTAATGTCTCACTGTCTGGACCGTGATACTCAAAAGAAAAACCATGATTGGCATATCCAGAACTAGATATACTATAATTATCTAGCTTGAAATCTCCTTGCATACTTCTTCTTCCATCCATGTGGAAATACTGAGCGTGATCGTCTCCAGTTCCCGTATCAGCTAAATTGTTATGGCTAATACCTTGGGGGCCGGGATATGGATGTACTTGTACAGCGCCGTTGCCAATCTCGTTATCAAACTGGATTCCACTTTCAACTATAACCAATCCTCCAGTAGTTACTGAAGTAGTTGGGTTGGTAGTTGTTTTAATATGTATGTTGTTAGTAAATCTCAGCTCTGGTTCTTCCCACTGACCACTAGCAACAATGTGCCTAATAGAATTAGCAACATCCCGCATCGTTTCTCTAACATTTTTAGCGCTGATAGCTCCAGCGTTATTGTCTCTCAACTGCTCGTTAATGTTAGCAACAAGCTCTGGTATATCTTTTATGTTTGCTGTATAGTCTGGCATTTATGATCTCCTTTAATGTCTGAAAAATCCACCTCTATGGTCATGATCTGAATATTGTCTCAAAACGTAATCGCTACCCGGACTGTAAGGTCCAAGTATAGCAGTACCAGCAATACTATTACCAGCACTATAATCTAAAAGCAGTTGTTGGTATTTACCACATAAGTCTTTATATAAAGCTAGTATGGTAGAAGCTACACCTCTCAGATCAATCGCAGATGGTCCATCTTTAATCGATATTGTGTTTCCGGCTTCCTTCTTGACTTCGCTTCCCAGTATAATACAAGCACACTTTAAGCTTACTAGCGATATAAAGTCTGAATCTTTAGTCTCTGCATCTGTTGGATCTGGAGACAGCGAACAATCAGCTATGCTGATAGTATATTCTTGTCGTAAAGTAGTTTCAGTAGACAACAATTGAGCTGCTACTAATATAGTAGTCTCCAATCTCTTAGAAGAATACGTATAATTTGCTGGGTCAACATCATTAATAAGATGTCTAACCATTGTCGATATTTGACCTTGCCAAGACATAAGCTACCTATAAGTTACAGTGGACTTGAAATGTATAAATATCTGTATAGTAAGTTCCGTTGGTTAAAACAACCTTTGCTTGAAGTTTGTAATGACCAGCTTCATCTAAATCGCCAACCAAAGTGTCGTAGTAAACTTGACCGTCCGTGCCGTCACCAAGCAGTGTTCCAGCTTTGTTTACAATTTCATCATCTGGTTTTTTAAATACCATAGTTATAGAAGATGCTGTTGAAATATCAACAACAACTCCATCGTCTTTTATTGTTGCTAGAAATCTAGTTCCAATATCGTTTACATGTATTTCGCTTGCCATATTATCTCTTCAGGGTTATATTTGAAGTTTGCTTGATAGATAGGGTTACATTTACCGTCTTCATAGTATAATTCCTTCACTCTTCTGAAGGGTCATATCTAATAATATAGTACTTTGTATACAAGAAATACTATCCTGCTGCTGTTGAATATGTAAAATAAGATCGTGATCTCTACCATTATAATATACCGATTCTAACGTAGAGAACGGCAATAAGCTAAAGAACCCAAACATACTTCACCTCATGTAATTATACACTAAAAGCTATTCTGATGGAGGACTGATGACTTCATTTTCTATACCAAGTTCAGCAACATACGCTATGATTCCACCCATAGCTGCTTGCAGACTTGGGCTTTCTTGTGCTTTTTCTAGCATATTGCTCACACGAATCCATTGACCATTTCCCGGCTCAAACTCAGCTACACCGTCAAACATGCCATATTTGCGTAGTTTAACCTCTCCAGATATATCTGAATTAGGATCTGGTCCACGAATAATTACTTCTTCAATCCACACTCTGTCGTAAGTTTTTGCAGGAATAACCTCTGGGTTAACTGCATCTAAAATTGGTAAATCTGACATTACATTCTCCTTATTTAAGTTTTAATACAAGCTAGTAAAGCTACGTTTCTTGGTCTAATTTCTGAATCGTCCCAAGCTGTACCCATTGCGGCTGATGGGGCAGACCAACCTCCTACAAACAATCTGC